TTAATCACATAATATTCATCACCAAATATACCTTCTTTTGTTTTACCAGACAAAAGATTTTGTAATGATTTGTTGTCTTTATTTTCTTTAAGGAGTTCCTCCCCTTTCGATAAAATATCGGATAATTCCACTTCTTTTTCAAGTAGCTCAGGAAAAAACTTAATTAAAGTCTTTTCACCTAAATAAAAAATACCGTCGATATTATCAGATGAATCGCCTGTAAGGATTTTAATTGTTTTGACATTATAATGGGGAACTTCAAAATCACTCATTTTGATAGTATCCCCCATCTTATAATATCTTTTTGTGGATGGTGAATAGATAGAAACCTTTTCAGATATAAGTTGTGTAAGGTCTCTATCACTTGAGAAAATTGTTTTATTCTCGTCTTCAGAAATTTGACAGTAATACGCAATTAAATCATCCGCTTCTGAATTTTCAACTTCAAGTTGTCTAACAAACATCTCTTCAAGATATTGTTTAACTCGTTGTTTTTGTTCTTCATAAGAATCTTGTTTAATCTCATTAGAATCGTTTCTACGGTTTAATTTATACTTGGGGTATATCAACCTTCTCTGTGATGAGTTCGTGTCACTATCCCAAAATACTACAACTTTATTATAGTTGTTCTCCTCTAAAAACTTTCTTAAAGTATTCAAAAAGTGCCAAATGGCCCCAATATGTTTTCCTTTGTGGAAATAATCTTTCACTCCATGAAAACCAATTTTCATCAAATTGTTTCCATCAACCAATAAGGTTTTTGTCACTTTTTTTGTTTTTAATTGTTACTACTCTACTTCTTCTTTTTCTGCTTTCAAATCAAAGTCACCATCAACTCCGATTATTTCCTTCCAATACTCGGCATATTCTTTTTTGTATTGTTCGATTGATGCCTTTTCTTCGGAAGCTTCTTTTCCTGGTAAGAACCCGTGTGGTGTTACGATAATCTTCCCATCTTCAAAACCAAGTCCGTTGATGTGATTTTTCATAACAGACACCTTAGTTCTTGATGCAAACTTCACAGTTCTCTTATCTTTAGTTGCTGTAATTTTTGTTGTACCAGCTCCTTTTTGATTTCCAAATAAGAATACTAATGAAGAGTTCAACCAAATCGCCTCACCACCTTTTGCCTTAATTTTAGGCTGTCCAAATGGATTGTCAGGTAATTCAACCCAAGGTTGATTAACAATTATTAGGGTGTTTTCGTATTTAGAGTCTGCTTTACGTGAACCTGAAATACGTTGGTTAATACCCATACCAATCTTGTCGGCCAAAACACTTGCATTGTGTTGTTTACCTCCTTTACCTTCGTAAGTCATTTTACAAGGAACAGAACCTACTGAGTCCCACATAATACACAATGAATAATCTAAATCACCCTTTTCTTGTGCGTCTAATAAATCATTGATGTAATCTGTGATTTGTTCAATATAATCAAAGTTATTATTGAATATATAAAACCCGTCCCACTCTAATTCTCCAGTTTCTGTATCAACAACTTCCTCACATTCAAACCCCATTAACTTAGCGTGGTCAAACGACCATTTTTGTTCGGTGATGATAAATACAGGTAAAATACCTTTCTTCTGAGCATCAACCGCAGTTTTAACTAGTGCCGTTGTCTTACCTGTGTCTGAATGTCCTAAGAACATATTGATGTGTCCCATAGCAGGACCAGGTAGACCAACAGCATCCAAAAACGGAGCACCAAGGTCAAAGAATCTTTGTGGTTTATATTTTGCAGATGTGGAAAACTTTTTTTTCAAAGACCCAAAGTCATTCTTCTTAATAGCCATTACAGTTCGTAAATTTTAAAGTTTTTAATAGTTTCCAACTTGTCGTTTGCGTTAGTTAGTTGTTCAACCAAATTATCCATTTCTTCGGTGTGTTGTGGGTGCTCACCAATTCCTACAGGGTTTGTAAAATATACATATAATCTTGCCTCAGCATCTGCAATTTCAGACTCGTATTTTTTCACAAGAGCATCTTTTAATTTTTCTGCTAAAAATGTGTTCATTTTTTAATTTTTTAAAGTTAATAAAAATCGGGCTTAGGTGTAAAGCCCGATTATGTTTTTTTTGATTTAGAATGGTAAATCTTCTGATGGTTCTTCGTTTGCTTGTGGGTCAACAACAGGTGTTGTTTCTTGTTTTGAACCTCCAAGTGAAATTTCAGCAGCTTCACCGTAAACATATTTTTTAAGTTCAGATGACCACATTGGTGTTTCACCAACTGCAACTGCCTCTAAATATTCTACAGGTTTTTTAGAATATACATCATTCCATGTTAATTCATCTTGAATCCATCCTTCCATGATTGCCTTATCCTCATGTAGTGGTTGTGGGTCATCATACATAATAGTTTGGATTACTGTGTACTCTTTTCCTTGTGGTGTTTTTGCCTTTGTAAGTTCAATAATTAAATCACGACCTTTTTCGGCATTAGTTACATCACCTTTAGCTTTCCAAATAGGTAGGATTTTATCTAAAACACCTTCTTGTTTGTAGTTGTGTTTGAATCTCCAAAACTTAACACCATCTTGTTCATTGTCTCGGTCAATAACTTTTACAATGTAAAATAAACGTGAACGGTATTGTGATGCCAATTCTTTGTCTTCTTTTTTACCTGTCGAAATTAATTCGTTATAAACTTCAGTTAATGGTGAACGGTCGTTGTCGTTTTTCTCGGGGTCATACAACTTAACCCACTGTCCGTTTACTTGGATTTCATGGTACCAAACTTCAACAAATGGTGATGAACCATCTTTTGTAGGTAAGATACGGATTCTTCGTGATGCGGATTTTTCATTCTTTTGAAGAATTGCGGAAAAATATTTCTTCAATCTGTCTTCTTGAGAAATGTTTGTTTTTGTGCTGTTGCTCGATGTTGAATTTTTTTCGTACTGAGCAAGTACTGAATCTAATACTGAATTTGCCATAAATAAATTTTTAATTATTACTCTTTTATCTATGAAAAATATAAGTGAACTTTCGTTTTTGTCAAATAAAAAAGGGAAGATAATTCTTCCCTCAAAAATATAATTATGAAAAATAATTAGTAAGTATTTTCATCATCATCTTGGTCAAAAATACCAAATGTTTTTTTAACTTCATTAGGTGAATAGTTTTCAACCTCATCTGAAGTTAAGATATATTCTTCTTTCCCTTGTTTTTCAAAGTCTTCTTTTTTGTCTTCAAAATAATCTGTCAATTTTTGATTATAAGGATAAGAATCAAGTGAACGTAACATCAATTTTTCTTCAGGTGACTTAGGTCTACTTTTTTCTACTTTACTTTCGATTGAATCAATTTTTGACATTATTTGGTCCATCTGATTTAATTTTGTTTCTAAATCATTCAATTTAGAAAACATACTATCCATGAACTCTTCTTGTTTTGTTTTAATTTCTTCTTGTGTTGTTACTAAATCTGTAATATCTATTTCTTCAGTTCCTTCTTCTTCATCTTTTTTTGTATCAACTTCTTCAACATCAGGGTCTGACTCAACATCTACAGGTTCGGGTATTGCGTCGGCGCCTCCTGCATCAGGTGTGGGTGCTCCTGCGTCAGGTGCTGGTGGTGTTGCTCCTGCATCAGGCGCGGGTGCTCCTGCGTCAGGTGCGGGTGGAGCTCCTGCTGCGTCAGGTGCTGGTGGTGCAACTTCTTGTTCATTAATATATCCTGTAATTTGGTTAAAACGTTTTAACTCTTCTAAAATTTGTCTTTCTATACTCATTTTTACCCATTTAATAATGTTTTAACCCCTTGTGGAGTTTCGACTTTTAATGTTCTATTTGTTTTCATAGTATTGTCAACTCTTTCAATTAGACCATCTTTCATTCTAATTGTATAACAATCACCAGTTTCCAAATCACAAACTTCTTGATACCCATTACCCTTATCTCTTTGTGTAATTTTTGTATCTTTTCTTAGATAATTATCTAATAACATTTTTATTTCCATAGTTTTTTTTATATAAATATTATGTTATGGGAAAAATATACCATAACTATTTTTAAATTGGACAAAATATCTATTATAAATATCTTGTATGTCGGGGAACGACGAATTTACTTTGTCATTTTTTCTAGTTATAAAATCATTGGTTGTACTTGGTAAATTAACGTAGGCACCTACTCCACCTCCAGGACTAACAAATCTTCCTTCAAACCAAAATAAAGTAAATAACGTATAGGCTTCTGCATATTTTTCAACATCTGTGGTATTTGTACTGAAAGTTTTTAGTTGTTCTATAATAGGTAAAAAACTTTGAACTTGAGCATGTATAAATTGTGTTGGTACTACAAAGTCTGAGAACGATGCATAAGGTCTAGATGATGTATCATTTTCTAATGCCGTTGTTAAACACACTTGTTGGGATATAAGAGCATTTAAATCTGCAGTATAGTTGTTTGAAGTTGATATTTCATATAGATTATAATTTGGTGGATTACAAACAACTTGGTCAATTTTATTATTTATTCTAGTAAATGCAATACCAAAATAAAGAGGTCGTAATTTTTCTTGGGCCGCTGGAATATTTGTCGTTAATAAAGTTTTTAAATCTTCAACCGTTATTGGTGTTATATTAATTCCAACAAATGGTGTAGTTGTAAACGTCGTCGCAGAAAGACAAATATTTTCAGGACTTTGTAACGCGCCAGGTTGTACCGTACCTTGTTGTGTGTTTACATTTGTAATTGGTTCAGTTGTCTTAACTTCTTTTAATATCAATTCTTTGTATGCGTTTATATAATTTTGATTGACTGTGTCTAATAGACTATTTGGTTGTGGTAAACTATATCTTGATATTCTTGGACCTGAAAAAGTTGTGGAAAAACTAGTTTGAGTAATTCTATGTGATAGTGATAAAACCATGTAAGGTCCATAGAATAATGGTACATGTCTTAAGTTGAAGTACATAGTCGGTTGAATCATGGCATTACCCATCATTTCTATTTCAACATTATAACTTCTACTTTTATATATACTATAAAGTGAAACGGATTGTTGAGCCACTTTGTCTCCTGAAACAGATGCTCCTAATTGTGCAAACATTTTATTTGATTCTGCAGTGTTTTTCTTTTCAGACATATCTACTTTAACACTTTTAAAAATACTTTGGTTTTGAGTTCCGTAATCAACGCTAAAACCTACTACTCTATTTTTTTTAGAGTAGTCTTCCTCGGGGTTAGATGGTACTCTTAATGGGTTGTCTGAAGATTTTCTTATATCAAATGTATCACTTGCAAACTTTGAAAATGAAGAATTACTTGCAACAAACTCTGACGGTTTACCTGTATAAAGTAATAAAAATTTTGGAGATGCCTTTAAATAATCAACATCCAAAAAAGTTCCAAACAATGTTTCAGTTGCATCCACAGGTAATGGTGTACTTTTCGCCACCGCCTGCTGTATACCGTAAAAATTAACGTATGCTGGTAAAGCAAAGAAAACCATGTTGTTTTGCGAACATATTTGAGATATTAATGATAAATAATTTTGGTTGTCGTTTGATTTTAAATAACCTTTGATTTTTTCTAAGTCAATTGTAAACTCATCACCAATATCTCTACCAGCCTTGTCTTGAAATAAAAAATCTTCAAATATTGTTTTATTTAAAAAATCAGTACCAGAAATCCATTTATCATTCATTGTTTTTAAAATGGAATATGTATCTAACTTATTAACATTACCTGAAGTTGTATTTTTGATTGTTGTTGTGTTAGTTGTTGTTGTAGGTAAATCAGTATTCAATCTATTGAAAGTCTGTGTTAAATTTTCAGCATTAAAATTTTGTTGTTGTAATAAAAAATTATTAATTGCTTGTTGGAATTTTAATTTATTTAAAGTTGCATCTTCAGATTTTTGTTTTGCAAATAATCTAATTAGTGGGAATAATGCTTCAACGTTTGCCTCTGTAAACTCAATATCCATTCCATTATTTGCCGTAAAAAAATCTGTAATTACACTCCCCGTATCTGTATATTGGAATGGTGTTTGGTTAAAAACTCCCACATATTTTCTAAGAGAGTTCCACGCATCTCTGTTGTTTGCAATACTTGTTGCTAATGTAGGTGAACCGACTGTTCCGTCACCAGGTAAGGAACCAGGTATATATGGATTAAGAGTTAAAGGGTTTAAAGGTTGGAATGTAGGATTGTTACTTATATAATTAAAAACTCTTCGTTTAAAATTACCGGGGTTACCCATTTTAAGAACACATTCAAAATTTAAAAAATCTACAACTTTTGGAAAAAAGTTAGATATTTGTTTTTCCGCCAAAAGTAAACCATCTTGTGATTCATCGTTTAGTAATGTCACGCTATTTTTTGGCACCATAAATAAGGATTCCATTTGATTGAAAAGTCGTTTTTCTGTCACATTTCTAACTGAACCAGGATTAGTATAGTTAGAGTTTGTTTGTTCTTCATTTAAAATTAAATCAGATACTGCCGGTGTTGGGTTACAAAAGTTTAAGAATAAATTTTCAAACTTATCTAAAATTTCTGGTTCAAATACCGCAAATATTTCTTCTATATTAGAATATGTTGATTGTGCATTTTTTAATTCGAAACTTAAATTTTTACTGTTGTTCGTGTAAACAACTTTTAAATATTCATTAAATGCTGGTTTTTTAATTAAAGAATTTTTAAAATAACCAAACTGTGATACACCCCAAAGTGGTCTAACACTTCCATTATAAACTGCCTTGTTATTAAAAACTTCTTCTTTAATTTTATTTGTCGCATCAAAACATTCAAAATTCATTTGGTTTATATTGATTCCCCCTGTTGATGGGATTAACAAAAACTTTTGATTGCTTTCGGGATTATCAAAATAGGCGTAGTAATTTTTGTTCACAAACGCTCTGTTTGGATTTTGTAAATCAAATCCAAAGTTGTAGAATTTTCCTGAAGTTGAGTTTGTACCTATTTTTAAACCTACTGTATTATACGCATCTAAAAAAGACTGATAGGTTGGTGTGTTTAAAATGGTCAAATCTTTGTTAAAGAAAAATCGATAAACATTATTAATTACTTTAGGATACACCCCTAAAGTGACATTATCCATCGTTTGATTAACATTTGGTATTAGTGTTGTTGTACTTTGTAATTTAATTTCTACTTGAGTTGTTCCGCCAGTATATGATGGAAAAATTAATTTACTATTTGTGCTAGGTGTTGTCCCTGTTGTGTCATAACTTTTTAAATAATCAAAATCGGTCCAAATTGTATTATCTAATATGTCATTTCCTGTTTGAATAAATTTTTTGTACCTATGCCATATACTTCCATATTTTAAAACCCACGCATATGGTAATCGGTGAATTGATGAAAACTTGTTAAAGGTTGACGCCAAATAATCTAAATCTGTTGCCACGGAACTTGTGTCATCAAAACTTTTAATTTTTTCTCTTGTTGTAATTAAAGGTAATGAATTTAAATATAAATAACCTAATGCAGCGTAAGGGTCTGAAACGTTTGTTTTTTGATTTTCAACTCCTTGAACTAAAGCATTAACAAAATATGGAGTATTCAATAATGATGTTGTTTGTATTTTTGTTGCTACTTGACCACTATATTCATTCCCATAATCAAAAATACTTTCGGTAAAATATAAGTCTTTTTCTTTTCTTGTTGAATAAAAATTACTCAAAGAAGTTTGTGAGTTTACTGGTACACTTGTATTCAAGTTTGTCATGAAAGGTTGTGTAAAATTTTTAAACTCATACTTAGAAACAAAAACATTGATATTTTTAGTGTTTTCTGTTTCGTTTACCCTCGCTATTGTTTTTTTCTCATCTAAATAAACATAACTTGATGTTTTATTAAAATCGTTTATTGATGAAATACTATCACCTCCTTGTAAATTTGACTTTAACCAATTAACATTTGTTATTGGGTAGTTGTCTAAAAAATAAGTGTCGGTGGCTGGCATACCGTTTATAAAATTTTTAATTGAGTCAGGTAATGGTACATTCCCGTCTATGGCAATTGATGAATTAGATAATGTGTCAATACTATAAACCTCATTATAAACATCAACGTTTTGTGTTCCATCATTTAATTCTAATAAATTTTTTATGTACTCTGTGGTAAAAACTGAGTCAGAATAAAGTGTCCATCTTGTACCAGTACCATTATTTGAAATTTTTCTTAATGTTTGTAAAAAATTGACGTAGGTGAATGAAAATTCTTTTAAAATTTTAGTGAGTGCCAAATTACTTTGTACTGTTTGTTTTATATTTTCAGCCTCTAAATTTCCCAAGAAAACAGGTATTTGTTCTTGGTTATATCCATTTCTATTTAATTTAGCATAATACGCACCTAAATAACTTCTTTCAAAAATTTCATATAAATAACTTTGTTCTTGAGTATTAACGTATGGTGTTGTTTTGAATGGAAATTCTACTGCATTTATAGATAAAACTTTACTTAACGATGCGGGATTATTATATACATTTGCAGATTTTGGTGTTGTTTTTTGTGCTATTGCATTAATGTATTCCTCAGTAAACGCAACTTCGGGCCATACAACACTATCGAATCCTTTTGTGGTGTTTATAACTGAACTGTCACCAGGGTATTTTATAACGTATAACTCTGAACCATCTTTTTGGGCTTCTTTTAAAAAATATTGTGGCCAAGGATAAACAACATTTAAATCGTTAAGTTGATTTGTACCGTTTACCAAATTTTTAGAATCTACTCCAAAATTTTTTGATGCCGGTATAATTGATTCTAACCTTATTGGGTTTGTTCTTTGATTCCATGCGCTTGTGTGGGTGTCTTCCATAAGTCTATAAAACCCATCTAATCCGGCAAATAAAACTGCCATAACGTTTCTTATAGTAGGTAAAAATCCTAAAACATTTGGTCCGTTTACTACTTGGTCACTTAAAAACTGAGTGAGAGATTTTTCTATTTCTACATTTTTTTTATTTAACTCATCATTAATTTTTTGAATCTTATCTAAAAAACTATTTGCAATATAATTGTTGGAACTTCCAACTTTATCACCAAATTTGTAATATTGGGGAAAATCATTAACCACAGTGTTGGTTAATGTGTCAAGTAAAAAATTTGGATTAAGACTTTTAAAGTCGGCAATAGATTTATTTAACTGATTGTCTGTTGGATTAGTTCCAAAATTAACAACATATGTTTCTCTAAAATCCGCGTCGGTTAATGTGTTATAATCTATCTCTTCAAAAATATCATTAATTGAAAATTTAATCGGTATTTCACCAGGTATATTTCCCTTATCAGGTAATTTATACTGTCCTCCCGTTCCAAAACTTTTGTTATTTTTTAATAAAGTAACATAGTTGTTTATTGCAGTTTCAACACGTTGTTTATATTTTGCTCTATCTGCAAATGAAATGTTTTCTAAATATGGGTAATAAATTTGTCCTTTGTATAATTTTTCTGATGTATCTAAAAAGTCAGTTATTGAATTGGCGTAGACTTCGTTTCTTAATTTATTTAAGTTTGTCTGAAAATCAGCAACATCATTCATTACTGTAAAATCTGCCTTTTTTAATGCGTCCGCTAATGCTGTAGGTAGGTTTTCTATTCGGGCAATAAATTCCTCTAAAGTTATTTCAGGAAAATCTGGAGTAATTAATCCCTTACTTTTATAAATAGAATAAGCTTCTCTCATTTTTTGTAACCCTACTGATTCAACAACGGTGGTTGAGTTGTTTGTATTTACACCATTATTTGAAGAGTTTGAAGTACTTTGAGTAACCACAGTTTCTGTTTGAAACATTTTTGGTGAGTTTCTAGCATATCCTATTATACTATCAGCAAGTATCGCACTGTTTCTACTTAAAAGTTTAAGAGTAATTTTAAAATTACCACTTGACGCTTCGAAACTCGCATTGAAATCCGTTAAACTTAATTGGTACCTAATTGCCTTCCCATAATATCCTTTTAAGGTTAAAAAAAACGGAGGATATGGTAAGTTAAAAAAAACAGAATATAATGAATTATCTCCTTGTTCAAATAAAGCTCGACCTCTAATGTCTTCCATTTGTATTGTTACATTTGTCACATTAGCTGGTGTTACGTCAACAGTTATTTCTGTAATACCTAAAGTTTGAGTATCTTCATAGTTTAAAACTTTTTGTTTAAAAACAGCATTTCCATCTTGATTAATTTGATATTCGGAGTTTTGATTAATTCCTTGACCTTGTCTAACGCCTCTACCTGTAAATTCATCCGACCAACTTGTATCAAATGCTTTTTTACCTTTGGGTCTTAAAAAATTAAGTTTCAAATCTTCAGGGAAAGTAGATAAGGATGCAATTTGTGAATTATAAACAGGATTATCAAAACTATCACCAATTGCTAATTTTGTTCTTGGTATAATTTGTGTTTCTAAATTTGCGTAAAAAACAAGATTTTCTTGTTGAACGTATCTATCTTTAACGTTGTTGTCTGCATCAACAACTTTGTTAGGGTCAATTAAAATAATATTATCGTAGTCGGCTTCGACTAGAATTTTATTTTCTTTGTTATATATCTGTCTGAATTTTGTTGGGTCATTAACGGCCATAATAAAAAATATGTGTATCTAATGCACTTTTGTAGCCTTGTAGAGCACTTATTAATGGGAATGGTATTATTAATACCGCACCGTCAGGAATATTTGTTTCTAAACCACCATATATTGGATTTGCAGTTAATATTAACCAACCAAAATATGGTGTTCCATATTTTTCATAACTTATTTTATCTAATCTACTTTTATTTTTTGTGTAAATGTATCTTTGGTCTGACGCTCTGACGGGTAGATTAACAAATGGAACTACCGTCTGTTGACCGTTAATTAAAAAATTTTGGTATCTGTTGTAGTATTGCATATTAGTCGAATGAAACTTTTAAGTTATATTCATCACCTGTAGAATTAGTTGATGCGTTTAGGGCTTTCATGTTGTCAATTTCTGTTTGTGCTGGAAATAATACTTGAGAAAAATTTAGTTTTCTTTCCTTATCTTTATTTAAATTATAACTACATGTTGAACAAAATTCTTTACTTAAAAAATTATCTTCGAAACTTTTAAATCTTGCATCAACAAAAGCTTTTGAATCTTTATATTTTGCGTAAGGTCCTGTTGGTATTTCTTGTCCCGTATTTGTAAAACCTAAATTACCTTTAAGATAATTAAACCAGTCGGTTTTTCTTTCATTGTTTGAAATTGTATCGACGACTTCATTTAAAAATTTGGTATAGTCATCAATAATTTCTTTACCGAATATCATAAAAAATCTATTTTCTTCAGGACTTATCGCATCTGGGTCCGAATCTATAAAGGTATTGAAATCAAACTCATCGTTATATACTTCATCTTGAGCGGTTGGAATCAGACTATATGTTTCTAAGTTGTTATTAAATGTGCTCATTTTGGTTCCAACAATTAATAAGTCTCCTTTTAACTCATCCAAAGTATTTGCGTATGTCGTATTAGATGGGTCAACCGCAGAAGTACCTGTCAAAGAAAAAACAATTACTTCATTTTTATCGTTAGAATAACCATCGAAAGAATTACACACATAATTTAATTGGTCTAATAAATCAATTGTTTTAGTTTCATCAACTTGATTTTTTACAATGTTGTTAGACGCCTCAGTTATAATAGACAGGTAAGTTGACTGTCGACTATCTATCATATCTTTAAGTTTTCTTTTAATTTTTCTTGTCGATATATTTGTAAAATTCTGTAGAGGTAAACTAGCCAATATCGGGCTTGTTTCATTTTCTACATCTTCTTTTGCTTTAGAAAACAACGCATCAACTTTATTTTCATACTGACTTTTTCCAAATATTTTTACTAAGTTAGTTTGTGGTTGATTGATGTTATTAAAATATCCCGTTTGGTATTTTCTATCTTTTGTAAAAATTAAAATTCCTCCAATCAATAACTTATCATTTATATTTTTTAAATTTTGAAAAACACTATTTGCATATTCTTTGGTTATGTCTATAAAATTTTTCATATTTTCTTTATATGATAAAACACCTGTAAATCCACTTAATGTTGTATCATATTTAGATGATTCTTGTTTTCCAATTGTAGTTCCAATTTTATTTTGTTGGTTTTGCTGTGGTCTTGTCAATGGGTTTATTTTCAAAGCTTCAAAATATTCTGCATCATACTGTGATGTTACATCTTCGGTTATTGTCGCCCTTTCATCATACATTTCAGTATTTGCATAATAATTAAATGAAAGGGCGTTTTGAAGTTCGGCTATCGGACCCGCCAATCCATGACCACCTATCATTTTAAATCCTAATGTTATGCTTGCAAACATAGGTTGAACGCCTATTCCTTCAGGATTCAAATCTAACGGTATATTTGAATTAAGTTCATATTTTATATCTAACCTATCAGGTATTATTTTAGTGTGGAAAAAATCACCAATCCTTAATACCAAAACAGGTGGTGCACCAAATGCACTGTTAAAGGCGTCGTTATAATCTAAACTATATGTTCCTGCCGCATTTTGTGAAACAGTTGGAATTGTATCTCCTGGTCTTACACATTGTTGTAAAAATGTTAATCTTGAGTTTAGACCTTCAGGAGTAATAGAGTGGAAAACAGGATTAAAATACTGAAACTTACTTCTAATTGTGTCATAAATAAATGGATTTGTCTCTTTAACCATTTGAAAATAATTACACTCTGTAAGTAACCTTCTTAATATTTTTTTCGCCAAATCTTTATATTGTGGTGTTTGTTTAAAGTTGTCAATTACTTGGTTTTGTGGTGTTGGTTTCGGTGCTGTACTTTCAGCAGCGGTAGGATTTGGAGCAGCAGACTCTACTTGTGAAGGTGGTGTTTCTGATTTTGCGGGTGGTCCTGGTTTATATACAATTTTTTCAATTTTTACTCTTCTACATGCCATTGCCTGTACAGAATAAATTCCTTCTTCGTATTGTGATTTAAATGGTTTGGTACAATCAATTTGTGAATATTTAGGGTCTTGAATTGCAGCACTTGAGCCCGTCGCTTTAGCATTTATTTTTAGTTTTCCTGAATCTATAAATGATTTTAAAGTTTTATTATTTACTGTAAACTTTTCAATAAACTTTAAAACCGCATCGTTTCTTCTTTCAGACAAATTTTGATTACCACTGGTATTTGTTGAGCTGGCAGTTGCCAATAAGTCAAAAGTGACTTCTCCACCTGAGTCTAAAACTTTAAATACTTCACTTAAAAACTCTTTTAAATCATTAAACTCTTGTAATATATTATCAAAAAATCCACTAAGGGTTTGTTTTCTTGTGTCAACATATTCGGTTAATGAAAAAGTAGGAGTTGTTGTTGTGTTAAGAGCCACTTTATTTGCGTCACTATATTTAAAAACTTTATTAAGTGGTTTTGTTGTGTCATATAATGTTTTATTTGACACATATTCATTATACCAATATTCAAAATCTTTACTTGTTGTTGAACTACTTGAATCGTTAGGTTGGGCGTTTTCAAAAAACAAAAATATTTCTTGAAACTTTGGGTCTGAAATTTTTGTTTCAGTTTCTGGTGGTGTTGTTTTTACAATTTCTTCTTTTACAGGTTCGGGGTCAGGTGTTTCTTTTACTATGGTTGTTGCTTGTTCAGGATATTTTATTAGTTGAATAGCGGTTTGAATATCCTGTGGGGCTAAAGATGCGAATCTTTGACCTAATGTATAAATGTCATATTTTAAACACCCTGCAAAAAATGAATCCATAACTTTTTTCAATTCTGACTCAGGTTTTATATCTTTCAACTCTTGGTCCACTAAAATGTTTGAGATAGAGGGATGGTCAACTATAATGTCAAAAGATAATGACCCATTTCTTTCAGTACTATTATATGTGTATATGGGTTCTGGTCTACCTATGAAATTTGTATTACTGAAGTCGGGTCTTGTGTCTTCACTAAATGTCAAGTTATATGGAGGAAACCACATAATTCTACCACCATTGGGTCCTCTTTCACAAGCCGGTAAATCTTGTACGGTAAAACCAGGTTTGTTTGATGTTCTCCAAGCCAAATTTTCTAACGAAAGCATATATTTTTTAACCTGACCATTAATAATATTTGACGATTGTCCGTTTTTATCATTGAATGGTACAATATTAAGGTTATATGTATTATCTAAAACTGAATAGGTATAATTTCTAATATTACCATCCGTTTTTTGTAGTTGTGAATAATTTGTAAAAGGAACATCTTTTGTAAATAATCTACAATATTCATATCCTTTTATTGTACTGTCTGTACTACCTACTGAGTTTTTTGAAGTATATCTAATAACTCGAGAACCTTTTGTCATTTCAACATATCCATCATTAAAAACTTTAGATATTTGATTTATCGCAGTACCAACGTGTTCTAATTTTTTAATTCCTGACCTGTCTGCAGAATCAACAATTTTTTGAGTTGTGTCTAAAATTGAACCGTCTCTCCATACATTGTTTTCTTCTATTTTCCAAGACTCAGTATCTTTGAACGCTGACTCATAATTTTTTGTAAATACGCTACTTTCACCAAATCTTTGTTTTCCTTCAGGACCTGCTAATTGTCCTGTTTTAAAATATGATTTTTTAGAAGACCATGTGAATCCACCAGCTAAAGGTGTTGTACCATCTATATAATTTCTAGTGTTGAGACCAAATTTATAATTTTGAAACGCTTCACCTTCAAAATACTTTCCTATTTCACCCACTGAGTAAACAGGTGCACCACTAGGTTCTCCGTTCCTGTCTAGGGGTTGAGCATTAACTGGAGATATTAAAGTAGAAAATATATCATCAGAATTACCACCACCATAAAATTCAGGGGATGGGGCAAATAAAGAAGGTCTTCTTAAAGTTAGACCTCTATAATCAGGTCTATATAAATTATAAAACAATTGCCCAAACAATAGACTTCTTGTTGCGTTAGATGTGTTGGCTAAAAAAAGTTCAGACCCTCTTTTGTTTTTTTGACCTGTTATTGTTCTAATTGCTCCCATAACAGTACTTGTCACAACTTCAACTGGGTTTTCAACAAGTCTATTTAACATACGTTTATTTGGGTAGTCAAAATATTCTCCAACTATAATGGAATACGGTGAATATAATCCTGCTATTTTAGCTGTAAAATTCAACGCTCTTCCAACTAATGATTCAGGTGATGTAATTGTATAATTTCTAGCTAATAACGGAATATTTCCTGATATTATTCCCGCTGCGTCAAATGGGTTAAGGTTTGGTTTTACTGATATTTCACCACTATCGGGGTCAACCGATGAGTCAAGAGCATTAACTCTACCTAAAGTTTGAGACAACAACTCACTTGCAATTCTATACTTATATTCTTTTTTTAATTGTCTTGCACCAATTCCCGCTAATGCGGAATCCTGTGACAAAGTACCATCAGAACCTCTTGGGTTGTCGCTTAATAATATATTAATAGGTCTATAGGTTGAAGGTATAAAATTTAAAGGTGTTAATGAATATGCATATGCACTTCCATAACTTGTTGGTATAATTTCATCAATTGTTATTACATCATAGTCTCCATCACCTGTTACATATTTATTTCTAACATATGCCTCTTGTTCTTTTTGAAATCCAATAACTTCTAATCCACTACCTTTAGTATCGGGAAAACCATATTCACCTTCATTTGACAATTTACCCAAATTTACATTGATGTCTACTGAATCTGTTGGTTGATTTTCAGGGTTATATTGATTTACACTAAATAAAAAAGGTCTTTCATTTTCACCTTTAATTTCTAATTCACTGTCCAGTGTGTCAGGAAAACCATAATTACCTTCGTTGGCGTTTGTTTGTAAATTTAAATTTGGAACTACAGTAGTTTGTGATTGTCCTTGTTCAGGTCCATATTGATTTATGGCAAATAATATGGGTCTATCGGTTTCACCTTTAATTTCTAACTCACTATTAATTGTGTCTGTAAAGTCATATTCTTTTTCGTTAGCCTTTGTTTGCTTATTAATAAATGGGAATACAGTATCTAAAAAACCACCACCAGGACCATATTGGTTTAATGGGTATAAGGTATTTCTATTTTGTTCACCATCTTGTTCTAATTCGCTATTTATTGTATCAGGGAAACCATATTCACCTTCATTTGAACCTAAAGATAATATGTTATTAATTGAATATTTTGTTGCTCCGTACCCTGGAGTGGATGCGTCAGGTGTATATTTATTTAAAACTCTTAAAATAACTTCCCTATCATTACCGTTTGTTTCTAATCTATTGTTTACAGTATCAGAAATATTGTACTCTCCCGCACCTACAGTTTGAATAACTTGGTTATTTTGAATACTATAAACAGGTGTTCCAAAACCATTATTACTAGTATTTTTATAAACGTTTAATACTTTTAACGCAATTTCTTGTTGATTACCAATAGAATTTAAAAAACTGTTGATTGTATCGGCGATAGTATATTCACCTTGTCCATTTGTTACAAAAGGTTTTAAATCATTAATTGAATAAACAGGCGTACCAAAACCATTAATTGCAGAATTTTTATACGCATTTCTTACTTTAGATAAAATTTCTTGTTGGTTTCCTATACTATCTAAAAAACTATTTATTGTATCCGAAATACTATATTCACCCTCTCCTCTTGATTGAATTGTTTGATTATTATTAATGTACCATACAGTATCACCAAAACCACGGTCATTTGTGTTAAGTGGTTTATAAAGGTTTGTTACAATTAATTCTTTTTCTTTTGTATCACCAATTTTTTCTAAATCACTTCCAACAGTTAAAGGGTAACCATATTTACCTTTATTTGTTTCTGTTTGTAAATTTTTGTTAATTTCTATGGTATTACCATATGATGTTTCAAATTCTGTTGGCCCGTAAATGTTATTAACATACAATAATTTTTCTTGTCCGTCTCCAATTTTTTCTAATTTAGAGTTAATGGAGTTTTTAAAACCATATAAACCAAAATTAGTTTCAACATTAAGATTAACGTTAATATTGACCATATCTCCGTAGGTGGAGTTACTATTATCAGGGCCATATTTATTTTGTTTATATAAATCTTTTTCCTGTATGTCACCAATTTTAGAAATTTCTTCAGAGTCTTTTACTGAATAATCTACAATTTGAAATTCTTTATTTTGAAAAGATTCTCCAAAAGATGTGCCGTCAACACGATATGGTTTAAGATTTCGTGTTAATAATCTTTTTCTAAAGTTTTCAGAAGAGTTAAATGAAAGTGGACTATCCATTTATTTGTTTATTTTATAAATAGACATTGTTTAATTTTTATCCTCTTTTTTGAGTAATAAATGCATTTGATAATTTATCTGAATATTCAGCACTTAATCTAGTATTGACTGTGGACATAATTGTTTCTTTTAATTGTGACGTATTTAAAACTTCGTTTATTAGATTTTGTGGTATATTTGTGTTAATGTTCAAAGTAACTTCAGTTTTACCTCCAATTTCTACTTTTTGAGTTGTTTCTGTATTAGTTGGTGAAAATGAAGAAGACTTTGTTAATAAGTCAACCAAATTTTGTGATGGTTGAGCGGTAGCGTTTTTATATAATAAAGATAAATCTCCTCCCGATTTGGGACCTCCAATTGATTTTAAAATATTTTCAGATTCATTATATTTGTTAAAAAAATCTCCAATTCCAGGAGAAAGTAACATATCATCTTTAGTGTCTCCCAAAAATTTACCAAAAGAACCCGTAACCATTTTTCCTCCACCTGCAGGTACAAATGCATCTGAAACTTTTACTGTTGGGTTTGGTGAAGGTGGTGTTATACCCCCAAGTGTTACTTGTATAGAGGCAACAGTTGTATCAACAAGAGCTTTAAGAGTTGCTATAAAAGTTGTAAAAGTAGCCAATTGAAATTCGTATGCGGTTTTAATTGAGGAATTTGCATTATCAAACGAATTTTTGAACTCTCTGATTAAACCATTAAGAGATGTTTCAGCCGCACCATATAATGTTTTATCTTCTCCGGCTTTAAGTATTGTTTTCCCAACATCTAAACCTTGACCAAAAATACCTTGGTTTTGAATTGTAATTAATGTTGCCAATTGTTTATCTTGTACACTTAGTTGATTTTTAGCATTTTGTAACATTTCTGTTTGTAAATCTTGTTCGCTCTTACCTAAATCTTTGTTGTACTGATTCAATGCATCTATGAAAGTATTATCATTCATAAGTGTTGCCAAGTCTTTTCCTGCTTCATCAAAACCTGGTAAATCTATAGATACTTTACCTCCAGGTCCAATTTCTGCCAAACTTGAAACTAACCCTCTTTGTTCCTCAGTTAAACCTTTAAAATCAATCCCTTTGGACATAATTTCTTGTTCTTTTCTGGCATTGATTGCCCCTTTAGCAACGTCTTCATAAGATAGACCTAAAATATCGGCTTGTTGTCTTAATCTCAACATTTCCTCACCACCAATTTTAAATTCACCTGTAGTTTCATTAAAATCAACAGCAGCTGATGAGGCTTTAATAATTTGGTCTTGAAGTCCTTCCATATCATACATTGACATGTGTATTAATTGAAAGGGGTCACCTAATGCACCAATATTACCACCTAATGCTTGTAATTGAGAAGCCATTTCCACGGCCTTTTCGGGACCACCATTCAAGATTAGGTTTGCTGTTGTTTGTGCTTTATCTAAACTTAAACCTACACGTTGTGCTTGAGCGGCCATTTTTGTTAAACCTTCGACACCATTTTTAAAACCGTATATTTGAGCCTTTTGGATATTATCAGACACTGTTTTGGTTAGTACCTTTGCATCAACACCTGACGCCTTTGCGGTTGCAGCAACTTTATTCATTATCGCAATGGATTTACTTTGTGTAATACCATATTGAGTCATTCCTCCAATAAGTTTAGCGACATTCTCAGGAGTTTCTCCGATTGCTTTTCCAAAAACTAATGCGTTTTTTGTCATTTCAGCACTTGTAGGAATCATCCTACCCATACTTGATTGTACTCCTTCTAGAAATTTTCCCGCATCTTCAAATGCAATACCATATTGTATACCTTCTTCATAAACTTTATAAATTTCTTCTTGAAATTCAACAACGCCCTTTCTAAGTCCTTGACCTAAAGTTGTATTTAGTTTTGTTGCTTTGGATTCTAACGTTAAAAAGAAATTTTCAACCCTTGTTTGGTCAAATGCAGAATTAAACGCCTTATTTAATTGGTCTGAAAAGTTGGAAACTTGTACATCTGTATAGGTAGGACCGCCACTACCAGTGCCAGCAAAAGGGTCAGAATAACCTAAAAACATCATATAGTTTTATTTAATAAATATTATTCTTGTTGTTTTTTATTTTCTTCAATCAACTTATTAATGAAGAACTTTCTTTCATATGTTGGCATACTCATGATGTCTCGATAAGAAAATCTTGCGAACTTGACTAAATAATATATTTCGTCTAATAGATGTTTTTGATAATCAGAAGAAAGGGCGAAAAAACTCCACCCCAAAAGTAACATCAATAGTCACTTTTTCTCCAGACGGGGTTTGAATTACTTTTTGTAAATCGATTTTTGGTTCACATTTATATGCAAATCTTCTAAAGTCTTTTGCATCTGATATTGGCATTTGATTAATAAACTTTACAATTTGAAGTGGGTCCTTAGAACCATCGATTTCTACAATTTGTTTTTCTAATCTTTTGGTTGCAATAGGTACGGTCATACCGGCTGGATATTGAGAATTAAATTTGTCCAACTCTTTTTGGTCCCCAATTGTCAACAGTCTAAACTTAACTTCTTTTTTAGATTTTGGTAGTACATATGAGAATAACCCTTCAAAATCAGGTTTTTCTTCAATCGGTTTGTAATCCAACGCATCTAAAAGAACAGTTGTTTCAAAAGTTTTGTTTGTTCTCGGGTCAGTAACCGTAAAGTTATATTCAGGACCAAAAGATGTGTTTCTTAAAAAAATTAAAACTGCTTGAACGTCACAATCTAACATATCATTAATGTTAAATCCAGGTTCATATATTTTTTGTCTAAGTAATGAATAAATAATTCCATCTTTATCGTTATTTTGTGACATCAAAATATTTTCATCTTGTGCGGTTAAAAAACCTACTTTAATAGTTTCTTTTTTTGGTTTGTAAAATATACCTTGTGATGGTAATTTTATTACGTCATGTGGCAAACTAAAATCCATTTGCCCGTATTTTGCTGATTCGTCCATAGTTTTTATTTTAAAAATATTTTGAATAAAATTATTGTAAATAAAAAATCCCATCTATTGACGGGATTAATTATAATTTTATTTTTAAAATTTTAGTAAACTAGAATACATCTATCCGGTCTCAAAGTCATGTCTACAGTCATAAGGTCTGAACCATCATACCCGACCTCATTAAATTTTGCTTCCGTTATACTACAATTTTGTAATATCCACTTTTCAACTGCAACTCCTGTTGGGTCTAACATTTCTAAGTTCACATCTTTTTTGTAACCAGCAGCATAACCCATACGACCTGTTACTGATTCAGCATGTAAACGAACCCACTCCATTACCGCCTGAGCTGCCGATGGACCAATCGGGTCTCTTAAGGTTACAGAAATAGTGTCCCACGCAAAAGACCCTGCAACATAAGTTTCAGTATTCAAAAATTTAATTTCTTTTGTATCAATTTTAATTGACGGTCTTGACGCTTTTTCAACATACCATGAATTAATACCCAAACTAGAGTCAAATGTTAGTATAAACCTATTTTTCTTTTTTGGTTCGTACTGAAACGGCATTCTCATTAATAAATCAGCCATGTTTTCTTATTTTTTAATTTTTATTTTATTTTACTATAAATACTTACTAAATTATTTTTTGTATTTACTTTCAATTATTTTAAATTTATTCTATAACTAGAAACTAGTATTTAACTTTATTTCCTCCTTTTGTTAAATATAAGTTTAAAGGTAATTCTTCATACTCACTAGATAATAATTCTTTAATTTTTTCAACATTTCTTAAATCGTCATCTGAAAAACCAATATAAGGTTCCCAACTTGAATTAAATTCAACATCATTTTTAAACATAGGACTACCCTCAACCCCGTAACGACTTTTTAATTCACTTGCCAAACTCTTACAATAAGATATAAATTGTTTTAATGCATCAAATTTTGCTTGTTCAGGGTTAGAGGCGTTTCCTTTTTTAAAAGACACGGGTTCAAATTTACATAAGTCCAAATAGTCATTAAGTTCTGATGGTGACAATGCTTTAACAGTAGTGTCCGCTTTAACTTTGTTTCCTATTTCTCGATACTTGTATAAATTTCTAGCTAATTCTCTTGAGTCTATTCCGTTTTTATTACTCATTACTAAGTTGTAAACAGCCTCTCTTAAAGTTTCAGGACTATGACCTCTAGCGGTAATTATAGAAAAAACTGACCCACCATTTATACATTCCACAAAATCAGACCAAGACGGACCGGGTTTTGCAACCATTGAATCAATAATAAATCTTTTGTTTCCAAACTCCTTAAAGTTTTTAAATGCTCCGATAGAAAATGCGACGATTCTTTTACCTTTATACATAAACGGTTCAAAACCAATTTTTTCTCTGTACTCTGCAAAGTCTTCTGTTGACATGGGTATTTCGTTTTCGTCTTCATCCATAACCAAAATAGAAGTTGGCATGAATAAAATATTGTCATCCCAATCAAATGCATAATATTTTAAGTCAGGTCTACCAACATCATCAAATCCTTCGTTCAATCTTTGTTGAACAAATTTTCTAACATACCCTTTAATATCCATTATTTTTGAAGTTTTTCTAAAAGTTTTTCTAACTGAGATTCAGTTAAAACTACATTTTGTTTTTTTGTGGAATAAGTTTTGTCCGACCAATCTTTGATTCCAACTGACTCTTTAATAACTTTCTTTTTAATTTTCATTTTATTTATATTTTAAAAATAAGTGGGGGAATGACCCCCCACATTTATTATACGTTGTCAAATGATGCTCCTGTTGGTGTAATAACAAACTCGATGTCAATGTATTCTAACGCTCTTGTTGGTTTCAAGTAAATCTTACCTGTAAGAGTGTTTGAGTCTAAATCTTCAGGTGTATTTGAAACTGTAACTCTAAAGTCAATCAAACCTCGGTCTCTTCTAATTGAATCCAAAATTGGATTTACTGAATCTAAGAAGTCTTGTCTTACTTTGTCATCATTTTGTTCAAATAATAATCTAATTGCCACTGCTGAAATTAACTTACGAGCTTGTAGTAATAATCTTCTAACGTTGATTCTGTCAAGTGCAGATTCTCTAATTTGTAGAGTTTTATTACCCCAAATTACCGTACCAACATCATTGAAAGTCGCAATTGGGTTGATTCTACCTTTATATAATACGTCTCTATCTTCTTGTGTCAACTTACGTCTCGCTCTAATTGCATTTACAAGACCTCTCGTGTAACCCGCTGATGCGAACCAAGGGAATGCAATGTTGTCTGTTAATGCTAAGTTTTTAGTAACTTCAGCCGTAGGGGGAAGATAAATTTGTGTGTTATTAACACTATCCCTTGTTAATACCCAAGGGTAGTAAGTTGCTGTGTAGTTAGAGTCTATACCCGTAGTCTCTAAATTGTCAACCGCCTGTTGAGGATAAATTAACCCCTCTTCTATATTTTGGTAAGAAGGTAAGAATAAGTTAAAGTCAGGTGTAGTACAGATGTAAATTGAATCTGCTCTATCTTCCTCAATCAAATTAACCGCATCTTCAACTAAGTTACTGTTGTTTACATAGTCAATTCCTGGTGTAACAAACACATTTATATTTGTAGATTCAGGATTAGAGAATGTTGATTGACCCCATTTGTAAGCGTAGTAGTCAGTGTTCGCCCAAGTTTCTTGGTTTGGTCCTGAAATTTGTTTGAACGCTCCCCAACCTGATGCTGTAGGATATGTTGCGGAAGCTGCCGCTCCTTGTTTGTATCCTGTCTGACCTAACGCGAATGTATCTGCGTTTGTTCTAGACGCTCTATAAATGTCCCAACCGTCAAATCCGCCGTAAGCATATACGGTATATTTTCTTGTATTTAAGTTGTAATAAGGATTATCACTGTCTAAAGGTTCGCTCGAGAATGAACCCGCACCCACTTCAAACGCTGACTGACCTGAAGTAACATATCCGTTAGAAATAGTTACAATAGTTGCTCCACTATCCATATGGAAACCTTTAGTAACATAACCCCAATCAGGACCTGTAGTGTCAGTTGCGATATTTGTAGGAAGTTGTTTACCTTTGTATTCAAAGAAATCATAATCAACACCTGTAATATTAGAAATACCCAAGTATGCTTTTCTAACATTTTCACCTGATGAAGTTCTAATATTATTACCATTGTTTGCAGAACCAAAAGGAGGATTGTCTATTTGCTGTCCTGCCGTTAAATATCTTGTTTTGTATACAATAAATGGAGGTGTCGCATTTGAGTATTCTCTCATAATATAACCCTCAAATCCACAAGGTAGCGCATCTGTTGGTGCTTCATCAGCCATTTCAATCATTAAGTATTTAGATTTTACTTGATATTCACCATTAGAAGTACCAATTTTATTTGCTATAAAATTATTTTGTGTAGGGTCTAATGAACAGTTTGTAAAACTTTCTATTACTCTAACCTTATCGTCAGTATCATAAAAGTCTCTAACAAAAACGTCAAAAGTATTGTTTGTAAAAGATATATTACCTATTGATATTTTTACAAGTCTATTAGCCGCATTTCCATCGGAAATTAATACAAATCTAAATAACTTATAAACCAAATTACCTCTTAGTTCAGACACTAAGTAAGGAGTTTTAGGTGTTTGATATTGTTCTAAATAGAAACCAATAGTTTCAGTATCTAACGATTCAGCACTGTCCAATGCAATTAAATCACAGTATAAACCTCTAATTTTACTATTGTTATAACCTGAATTTAATAAACTTGGATAAATTTCCTCAACAAAAATTGGAACTTCGTTTCTATCTTTCGCAAAGTTTGATTTACCAAATAAACTTGACATGTAGTTGGAATTTGTAGACAACATTGAAGTTTCAAAACTAAATGTTTCAGAATCATATGTAATACCTGATATTACAAAAGTTGAGTATGGGTCACTTGTAACTGCTGAATATGTACCAGTACATACCATTTGAACGTCACTTGTACCCGTAACCCAATATTGTGGTCCGTGTTGTGTTGAAGAATATGTGGTAAGACCTCTTGAACGTAGTGTTGATACAACTAAATCATCCCATTCACTATAAGGTGAACCTGAATAGAATGTCATACCAATATTACATCTACCTGAGAACACACCACCACCGAGAGATGACATCGCTCCGATTGAAGCACCTAATCCGTATCCATAATATGAGCCAACACTTTGAATTTTGTTATAGTCAAATAATGCATAGTACCATGTATCATTCGTATCTGCTGAAAGATTTGTTAAAGATAAATTAACATTATCAACTCCAAAGGTTTCAGAAGTTGCGGTTACAGTATTCACTGAAGACCCTGACACGTAAGTTAGTGTATTCGCACTTAAAGTACCCCAATAAATCGCAGTTGTTGCTGAGGTAGACGCACTTAAACTAAATCTATTAACGTTAGTAGAAATAAAGTTTTGAAAATCTGCATTTAATGTGGAAGTTCCTCCGTTATAAGACGTGTATGTGCTGTAAAAATCAGCACTTAATTGTGATGGAACAGATGTAATTGTAATATTTCCACTAGTACCTGTAGTTCCTGTAAAGTTTAATGTAATACCTGTTGTATTACCTGTTGCTGATATTGTTGCCGGATTTGGGTTTGCAATAGTAACAACCGACCAAGATGGTCCTGCATCATAACCTGATAATCCAAGTATTCTTGTTACGAATAATTGATTTGATTGACTTAAGTAAGCCTTTGCAATATAAGACGCCTCATATTTTGGTATTTGGGTATTAACAAATCTTTCAGGACTTGTTCCCCCAAAATAAACTTGATATTCGTCAAAGTTTGTTATGAAAATAGGTTCAAATGCGGGACCTTGAATGGTTTCACCGACAATACCTAAAGTTGTTACACCAACGCTTTGTGCAACAAAAGTTAAATCTCTTTCTGAAGTGTAAACACCAGGTGAGACGAAAACCTTATTACTAGATGCCATTTTAAATTATGTTTTAGCTTTTTATGTTTTATATATAAATACATTGAATTTTTGCAAAAAACTATTGACAATAATATATTTATCTGATAAGGCAGACAAAATTCTGCCTTTTTTCTCACCTAAAATTATTATGAAAAATAAAAAAATTAAAAACATTAAAATATCTGATGACGCTCATTCAGTATTAAAAACTTACTGCGAAAAAAATGGTTTGAAATTGTATAAGTTTTTAGAAAATTTGATAATTAGAAATTGTAGTAAACCTAAAGATATATATGGTGAAGATTAAACAAAATAGGCAACAGTTTTAATTACCGATGTTTGAGTGATTAAAGTTTTATATGCTTTTATTAATACAGAATCCCCATCATTAACTTGAATCACATCTAAATCATCACCTATGTAAAGACCATTTATATAAACAGAAAATGCACTACCACAAGATGTTGTTGAGTTTGTTGTTGCGCCTGTTGGGTTTGAAAACACGGGCAAAGTACCACCTTGAACACAAACAGTTCCTGTATTACCACTTGTTATTCCTGATATGATTGATGGCCCGCTATTACATGTTACAAAATTTAAAGTGTTGTTTGTGGTTGCAGTATAATTAAAATTATAACAACTTGATAAATTTTGCAATTCAACAACTTTCAAATCTGCAGTATATCTAAAAACTTCAGATAGTTGTGTTACTCCAGGTAGAAAAGTAAAATCAAAATCAAAGTTGTCGGGTCGTGGAGGTTCAATTTCAACTCGTCTAGTTTTAATTTTTGTATCTACTTCAAACATCGTCATATATCTTGATATTGCGGGAGAAACTTGAAAATCTTCTTCATCTAATAAAAACCCTTGTAGTGTCAACTTATAATTTATAATGTAGTATTTTCTTTTTTCTAAATCTTTTACTGACTCATCGGACACTTCTTCCATCATTATTGGCATATAGTGTCCATTTATTTGAGTATAGGATTGAGCGGATGCAAATGTTTGCATAACAATTTTGTTAAACTCGTTGTTTTCTCTCATTCGATTACAAAACAACTTTAAATTGTAAACAATATCAACGGCAACAGGTTGTGGAACTTTATAGACATCGGCACCTTTTCTTTGTCCATCCCATGTTGGTACTGTAAAATAATTAATTCTAAGTTTTTCGGGGACATTAAATCTACCCCCAACATATTTACCTGGTTTAACTTCAGGGGTTCTTACAATTGCTAAAAAAGGTAATGATATATTTTTATCTAAATCTTGAAAATTCCATGTTTGTGTAAATTGCATCCAATTTTGATTGGTTATAATTCTATCAATCAACGGTACTTTTTTTTCATCAACAACTAATTCTAATTTGTCTTTAACAAAATCTAAAAACCCCCTGTCCAAATCGGCATGTAATACCCCTTTTGGTAAAAATGTTCCATGTCTTGTTATGTCCTCGAGCATTTCTTCTCTTCTTTCCACACCAAACTTTTGTGGAATCAAAGGTAAATTTTTTTTTACTTGTTTTGGAAAAGCCATAATTTAATTAAATTCCTTCAAATTCATTATTCGTAACAGGGGTTGCAAGAATTGTTCTATAAAATCTTTTATAACCAGCATAAGTATGTTTATTGTCAGTAAACACCCTACCATCATTTACCACACTATAATATCTAACTCTACTTTCTGTTTCATAATACCCAATATAATCACCATATTCTATATCAATTTCTAAATCATCTAAATAATCTTGATAAACACTAACAGTTAAATTACCCGGCTCTAACTGTTCTAATTTTGTTGAGCCATAGTCTTGGTTTGCAGGGGCCTCTATTTTAACCAAACCTTTAAATTCTATTGGTGGTAAAAATTGTATTCCGCCTTTTAATGCTTCGCCATACACATCGTCGTTGTTGGTTTTCTGTCTATCAACTTTATATAAAACTAAAGTGAAGTTCATATCCCCCTCTAACCATTCTCTTCCCATTTTTATATCTAAATTGAAGTCTTCTTCTGCAAAAAACTTATTTAATCTTGTTATTGGAACTTTAGGTTGTGTCATACCTATAAATACTTTAATTGATTTTTTCTTGAATTTTATTATATTTTATTATACTATGGAAGATTTTGTGCCTAAAACACCCGAATCAAAAGCCCTTTTAATATTAGATGATTACGAAGGGTCAAATAACTATATCCTTAATTTAAAACACAAAAAAGAGAACAGTAAGTCTTTCGTACCCACAAGACCTCAGGCGGATTATATCAATAATTATAACACAACACAACCAAAAGTTGCAAAAAAATGGGTCAAACTTGATTCATATTTTGGTAAAAAACTGATGGAAGATAAGATGTATACTAAGGAACCTTCTGAAATATATGTTGAAAAATTGTTGGTTGAAAAAGACAAAGCATATCATATTTGGGGTAAGATATTTTCAGGAGAAACTTTACATGATTTTTGGATGCCAAAATCAGCCTTATTAAAAGATAATGAAGTTAAAAACATTTCTATTGATTATGGTAAGTACACTCATAGACCTCCTATGGAACATCAAAAAGAAGCAATCGAAAAACTTGTAAGAAATAAAAAGTTTATTCTGGCCGATGACATGGGTCTTGGTAAAACAACATCAACCATAATTGCAGCATTAGAAACGGGAGCCAAAAAAATATTAATTGTGTGTCCAGCATCATTAAAAATAAATTGGCAAAGAGAGATTGCAAATTATTCAGATAGGTCTGTTTATATTGCAGAAGGTAAGAAATTTTCAGACGAACATGATTTTGTTATTGTAAACTACGACATCTTAAAAAATTTTCATGACATTAAAGAAAAGGATAAGTCAGAAATTATGAAAATTAATTTTGATTTGGTAATCATGGATGAAGCTCATATGATTTCTAATCCACAAGCCCAAAGAACAAAAATCGCTAACGACATCGCAAGTAAATCAAATAGAGTTTGGTTATTATCAGGAACACCTATGACCTCTCGACCTATGAATTATTATAATTTATTAAACCTTGTTGATAGTCCAGTGGCAATGAATTGGATGGCTTACGCTAAAAGATATTGTAATGGATTTCAATTTAGCGTTGGGAAAAGAAAGGTATGGAACGTTACAGGAGCATCCAATCTTGACGAATTAAGAGAAAGAACCTCAACACATATTCTAAGAAGGTTAAAAGAAGAAGTTTTGGATTTACCTGAAAAAATTATCACACCTGTTTATTTAAGACTCAAATCAAAAGACTACGAAGAATTAATGGGTGAATATTTTGATTGGTATGACCAAAACCCTGAAGAGTCATCTTCACTTACAATTCAGTTTGGTAAACTAATGAAAGTAAGAAAAGTAATTGCACAAGAAAAAATTAATAACACAATCGAGTTAGCGGAGAACATTATAGAACAAGGTAAAAAGGTCATTATATTTACAAACTTTACCGACACATTAAATCAAATCTATAATCACTTTGGTAAATCTGCGGTTTATTTAGATGGTAGTTGTTCTAAGTTTCACAGACAAAATGCGGTCGATGAATTTCAAACAAACGATAAAATCAAAGTATTTGTTGGAAACTTAAAGGCTGCTGGTGTGGGGATTACTTTAACCTCGGCGGAAGCTGTAATTATGAATGATTTATCTTTTGTTCCTGCTGAACACTCACAAGCAGAGGATAGGTCACATAGAATTGGTCAAAAAAATTCAACATCAGTTTATTATCCTCTTTTCGAAAATACAATAGAAGGTGCAATTTACGACATATTAAATAGGAAAAAGAAAATTATCTCAACAGTAATGGGTGACGATATGTTTGATGACGCATCCACAATAGAAGAAATGTTAAATTTAATTTCTAGCAATCGATGATATTTATATATCATGACCGTGGATATTAAATATATAGATGTTGACCCAACAAAGGAGGATAAAGAATTAATTAACAAATTTATTTCTCAGTTGAAAAAAAATTATCCTTTAGAAAATGACATAACAATCTTGTTTCAAAATAACAGAACTGGTAAAATGACCACAGGGTCAAGGACAGACAAACATAAATTAAAAATATTAGTTAAAGATAGATTAAATCGTGATGTGATGAGAACATTAGCACATGAATGGTCCCATGAACATCAAAGAACAGTTCTTAATAGAAAAAAAGGTAAAGACATTGGAGGTAAAAATGAAAATGAAGCCAGTTCTCAAGCATCTGAAGAAATAAAAAAATTCGAAAAAGGTAATAAAAAAATAGAAAAAGTTATTTATAAACCTTTTACAGAAAGAATTGAAAGAATAGAATCTTTGTTACAAATAGAATCTTTAGAAAAACAATCATTAATAAATGAAATTAAAAAAATAAGCGTAGATAAACTACCTTACGAATATGATTCTTTAGAAGTTTTTATTGATAGTGAAACAATGAAAACTCACTACAACAAACATTACAAAGGTTATGTTGAAAAATTAAATAAAGAATTAGAAAAAATAAGTGGTAAAGATTTAGACTTAGAACAAATTATATCTGACATTTCAAGTTTTAATACAATAGTTAGAAATAATGGTGGTGGAGCATTTAATCATGCGTTGTTTTGGAAAATGATGTCGCCTAAAAAACAAAAGTTAGACGACCCCATCAAAAGTAAAATAGAAAAGACTTTCGGTTCATTTGAAAAATTTAAAACAGAATTTGAAGACGCCGCCAAATCTCGTTTTGGTTCAGGTTGGGTATGGTTGATTCTTACAGATAAAAATAGATTGAAAATTGTAACCACCGCAAATCAAGACAACCCCCTAATGGATAATCAAGAAGAAAGAGGTTACCCCTTGTTAGGTCTTGACGTTTGGGAACATGCTTATTATTTAAAATACAAAAATCTAAGAGACAAGTACGTATCTAATTTTTGGAAAGTGGTTAATTGGGGATTTGTTAATGATTTGTATTCTACTCAGTCTAAACTTAACAACTAAATTATATTTATATAATAAAAACTTATGGCAACTACTGTAATTATCACCGAACCTGAAAGAAGTAAATTATATAAAAGAATAAAAAATCTTTTAGGTGCCCCTATTCGTAGTGTTGAATTAGAAGACGAAATGATGGATTCATTATTAGAATTATCTATTCAGGATTACGCACAGCACGTTAATGATTGGTTGATTGAAGCTCAATGGTCTTCTTTGAACGGTTTGAATTTAGATGAGCAATCACTAACAAGGGCCTTTACTACAAGAAGTATGGATTGGGAAACTCAATATACTTACGCATATTCAAAAATTGTGGGATTACAAGCTGGTGGCGATTATGTATTGAAAAAAGATTATATTGATTTAGTTGCAAATCAACAAATATATGAAATACCTGCAGGTCGTGAAATCAATGAAATATTATGGTTTTCTCGTTCTGAATTAGACGCAGCGTATTTTGACCCGTTCATGGGTGGATTTGGTGGATTTGGTGGTATTGGTTTAGGTGGTGGAGCAGGATTTTCTCAAATGGGGACAACAGGAAATTATTTTATTACACCAGCCTTTGATATTTTACTTAGAATGGCTGACATTCAAATGAAAAGAAGAATCATAACAGGAGATTTGACTTATAGAATAACGGCACTTCCTGAAGGAAAAAAAGCATTACATTTAATGAATGTACCTGGTGGAAAATTTGATTTTGGAAATATTGCTTATCAAAAATACAAAGTATGGTATTGGTATTATGATACTTTTGATAGAGATGATTGTTTAGCGAAAAATCCTGACGTAGTTAGACTTCCTTCTGACGTTCCAATTGACGAAATGAGATGGGATGAATTAAATTCACCAGCAAAAACTTGGGTTAGAAGATGGTTTACGGCATACTGTAAAGAAACTTTGGCAAAAGTAAGAGGTAAGTATAGTGGTAGTTTAAAGACTCCTGATAGTGAATTAACCTTAGAGTGGCAAAGTTTGAATACTGAAGCCAAAGATGAAAAGGCTATGTTGTGGGAAGAATTAAAAACTAGACTTGAAAGGTTAAGACCTGAAAAACAAATGGAACAAAAAGCCTTACAGGCTGAAAACTTGAACAAAGCCTTGAAATTTAGAGCATTTACAAGTCCTTATAATATCATATAATTTTTTTATGTCAGTATTTAAATCTATTCCTTCAATTAGAATAATTAATGGTAATAGAGTTGAAACATCAGATTCTGCAATAGTTTCTAACTCTTACTATGAAACCGATGGTGAATACGTCATTATCGTTTCGGGTGTTGAAAATTGTGAACTTTTGTTAAATTCATCAAACACCGACCACGTTGTTGTAAAATCTATGACGAATGTTTTAGTAAAGGGAGACTCATTAATTGATGAACAATATGAAGAAGTTGAATTAACTAAAGGTTCGTGCGTTGAGTTTAAAAAAGTCGGAAATTACTGGTATATATTATCTTCAGACGGATTAAAAAACTCTTAGTCGAAACTAAGAGCCATTAAATCCCCATCCACATCAAATTCAAAGTATTCATCAATATCCACCTTCTTTTGTTGTACGACAAATTCTTCCATTAACTTTTTGTTATTTTTAACCCAATCAACATCCACTAAATCAACAGTACCATCTAAATACATATAGTAAGGGTCAATACCTACGTTTTTCCAAAACGTTAATTCCATGTCAGATAATGTTAATACTTCCTCTAATGTATCTTGATGAGTTTCTTTCATGGGGTAACCACGTACTAATTCAGTTTGGGACTTAGTAAAGATAGGTCTATCTTTTGGGTCTTCAATTAAAATGTCCTCTCTAATTTCAGGTTTATAAACAACAAGTAATGGTTCAATCCTTTTGTTAAAAGCCGCCAAATATCTTGGAACATTATACTCACCTAATAAATCAGGATTCATTTCTATATCACGTTCATCAATCAAATAACAATTTAAAACTAATTCATCTTTTTTCTTTTGAACGTCTCCGTGAGATTTCTTTTCACCATTATTAACATAGAAGATTGTATCACCAAGACCAGGATTTTTACCTTCTTTAATCAAAAGTTCCATGTGTGCTTGACGGGACATCATATTTCCGGCCTTTGTTGTTTTAGTAATGTGAACTTTATAATCGTCTATTGATTGTTTAACACGAGCTTTGTTTGCAATTTTTGCCAAAGGAATTTGTCTGTTATAAAGTTTGTCCACATATTCGTAGTAGAAATCTAAAAACTCACCACCTTTACCGTCCAATAACATTCGAAGACCTTTGTCCAAAAATTCAGCAACATACGTTTGAAGTTTTTTAGATTTAATTGTATTACCTGTAAGTTTTACTTTACCCTTATCTGTAAGAAGTGCGTAGTTTTTACGAGCCACATTAATTGTTGATGGCCAAACACCGTCAATATCCAATCCCATTTCACCTCGTAAAAATAAATCATTGTATTCAGCAACATCGGCCTCGGCCCCAACATATTCTTTACCTTCTTTAACCAACCCATTTAAACCTTGACCAATGTATTTATACGATTCTCTATCTTGTGGGGTTTCAAAGTTTACACCGTCCGTGTCCATTACAAGTGGAACATAACCTCTTTTCATAAAGAACATAATCATTTGACGTAGGTATTGTCTACCTGTACAAGTAATCTGTTCACCCATATCAATATCACCCCACGGAAAAACTTGTGGTGCCGATAATGAACCAAAGAATGCGTTGATAAAGATTTTAATTGGTAATTGTTTTCTGTCGTAAGAAATCGCAAGTTTTGGGTCAATAGATTTATATTCACTTGCTAAGTTCTTGTATTTAATACGAGTATCACGGAAATACTTTAACATACTTTTCATTGCTCCTGTCACATCACACTTAGGAAACACATCGTGAACCAACTGAATAGATGGATATAGTGAAGAGTAGTCAAGTTTCAATACGTTTTTAGAGAACCCAACCTGTACCAAACGAGAAAGACCTCCTGTAAATTTTCTTTTTTCTAATTTTCTTGGTAATGCTAAATTATGTTTATATGACCATGCGGCCATAATCATTTTCCATAATGTCGCAGTTCCCATAGTTGAAAGTCTTTCATATGTTGTTGGTACAAGTTTAGACAATAAGAAGTTTGCTTGATTAAACTGTTCATCAACTATCATCGTTTCATAAAGGTCATCGTCCAAATAGTCCTCAATAATTTTTGAACCCGTAACTAATTTATAAACATCATCTCTTCTTTTACAGATTTCATCTATTTTTGAATCAAACCCAACTTTTTTATAAGCTCCGTTTTCTTTGTTCATCCAATATTCAAGATTATCAAAATAGATTTTACCAATCTTATCCCCCTCAACGTAAACACGATTTGGTTTTTCAGCTTCAATAAATTTGGTGATGTACTTCAAAGACCAACTCTTAATGTCTGAGTTGATTGCTTGTGCTCTACGAACTGCGTGTGCAATATCAACAATATTATATCCCCACATCTGAGTCTGAACGTATGGTTCCATTTCGTTCGCCAACTTTAGAATACCATCTTTTTGTTTTAGTGTATAATCAGGATGTAAGGTCTTGCAGATTTTTTTGATATTAACTTTTAATATTTCAGCTCTTTTTAGAATAAATGGGAAGTCAAAGAATGCTGAGTTGTAACCCCCAATCAAAGATGGTTTTAACTCATCAATAGTCTTAAAGAAGTCGACAATCATTTGTCGTTCTTCATCTTCATTTTGTGCTGATAATAATTTTAAAAAACCACGATTGTCTTTCATCCCTATCAAGAATATCTTACTTGTTTTAGGGTCAAGACCTGTGGTTTCAATATCGAATACAAACCTGTGGATTTCATCGTATTCATCAAAACCTTTGAATAGTCTTTTACTTTTTTGAATTAAGTATTGTTCTACGGGTGATAATATTTGAATTGAGTCTGTATTATCTCTACCCCATGGGTCTAATCCACCACCCTTAAAGAAATTTACAAGATTAGAATATGACTTGGTTGTTTTAACTAAATACTTCAGTCCGTTTTCTAAACGTTCGTCATTGTGAGTATCAAGTTTTTCTATGATAATACCATTTTCACTCATCGCACGTTTTTGTGCGTGTTTGTCGTTCTTGTAAAAGTTTTTACCTTTCAAGTCACCAACCCAAGCAAATGGAATAAATGTGTCGGGACGTAATAATTTACCCTTAACAGGGTCTTGAATTACCTTATATATTTTAGATGATTTGTAATCGTATTCGAGTGATACAATATATTTTTCGTCGTCTTCACCTAATAAAAAGCGTTCAATTTCTTCTTGTGGAACCATATTTTATATTTTTAATTTTGGGTTATTATTCTCACAAACTATGTTGTGGTTTCCCTTTTTTAATAAATATAAAAATGAGTTGTGTTAATGTCAAACAATGTTTATATAAAGATTTTCTCTAATTGGCGAAATCAATTCTCCATTTTGTAAAACTACTGAAAATTCACCTATAAACCTACCTTTTATTTTTGTATCGTTTGCGGTCCATTTGTAATATAAATAATATTCAGTTGGACTATCGGGGTTATTTTTTAATTTTTCGACAATATAAGCTTGGTTCATAAATATTTTTTGTATTCCATTCTTTTCGTCTTTCATTGAAAAACGAATAATTGCATTATCTAAAATTTCTATAATATTTTTATAAGAGTCACTTCTACCGTCCACGACTGGTTCCATTTTCAAAATTGGTAATGTAGAGTTTTGATTTATAAAAAATTCCATTTTTTCTTCTTATGTAGTTTATGAACAATTATTTAATACTTGAGTAACAACGCCATTTGAAATACTTAATAATACGTAGTTTCCACCGTTTTGTGCAACATAAAATCCTGTCATACCATAGTAATTACATGTTGTAGGTCCACCATAGAACACCGTACCAACTTGAATTTGTGGAGTATCAATGTACATAGATTCAATTGCTCCATTGGTACTACATGTTCCTGCAGATAAACACAACAACGAACTACAAGCCAACGAATAACTATTTGAAAAATTACCATATTGATTAGTAGAAAAACTTAAATATGAGGATAAGTATGGGTGTGTTGTTAAACAAGGTACGGGTGTTGGAGCCGGAGGACATAATGCACAATCTCCATTTTGACCATACACTTGACCGTTCCATGTCACAGTTTGAGGACCTGCAGATGGACCTGTAACAACATAACACTGACCATTTGTTCCACCAACAACATAATAGTTGTCAAGATTTTGATATTGAGGAGGTATTGAAATAACTTCCGCATCAAACTCACCCGCACAAGGTATTGCAACTGCAAGTATATTTGCGGGTGTCGGAGTAGGGGTAGGTGTTGGGGTTGGTGTCGGAGTAGGAGTAGGTGTTGGGGTAGGGGTAGGTGTTGGAGTTGGTGCCGGAGTCAAACAATCAGGACACCAATAATCAAACAAATCAAATTTATCTTTTAAAATTCTAAAATTATGTTGTACTTGAGGACTTGCAAAAGGTTCAGTATACATTCTAAATTGTGATATACCCCCCATAAATGAACCCCCAAAATTTTGTTCAACAAGTATATTTGTGGTTAAACCACTTAAAGTTGTTGCTGACAATATTTCATTTGGAAATAATTCAGGGTCTTGTATATATGGTCCTGTTAATAACGTATCTGCCGAAAAAATTAAATTGTCATGTAATCCTTGACTACCCCCACCCCAAGAAATATTAAACGGTACACCGATTTGTTTTTCTTTTTCACAATTTAATTCTCTTGGAATTATTTCTTCAAAGTTTTCAATTATGGTGAATAAGTAACCGTTGATATATAATTTTAGTCTTCCTAATCTATACCAAGTATCATCAAACCATTTATGGTCAAAAACAATTCTATAAACTTTATTTTCTTTTGTGTCTCCAGAATGTGTTTCAGGTGGCATAATCAAATTATATGCAGTCCCGTTTAAAATAGATTGATAAGTCACCTCTCTTATATCCCCTAAACCGCCAAGATTTAATAAATCACATTCTTCTATTGTTGTATATCTTTCAAAAACTGCCGTAACCATTACCCATCTGTCTTCAGTTATTGTCCCACAAACATAATCACATACATCATATATTGGTGGTGTACATACTTCGGTTATGGTGTACCCTGTTTGAAAAGTAACACCAGTAGTTTCACAAACACCTGTTGTGACACAATCTCCTGTTATTTTAATGTATTTGATACATAAACTTGGATTTAAAGGACAACCACTAAATCTAATTGATAATGCGTTTGACAACACATCAAATTTAGGGTCTAATGGTGGAACTGGTATTTGTTCTGTACATGCTCCACATCCACAACCAATATTATGATACGCCGTTGTTGAACTAGTTGGGTAAAGTTTTACACAATTTGCGTTTGTATATCCTGTTTCATAACAAGTACAACTACTTAAACTTGTTAATCCTGTTGTTGCTCTAGTGTATCCTGAATCCGATTCAGGACTTCCACTTGCAAAATGATAAAATTTGTTTTCGGCTCTTGTACCAAAATAGAAAAAAGTACCAGCATTACTTGGGTATTTTGTATTCAGATACTCTTCAGTTGATGTATTAATAATATATTCATCTAAGTTTCTTGGTTTTATAACCGTCTCCATGGTCCAACCTTTATTTACTCGTTCAGGAAAAACTTCATAGTCATAACCAAAAAGTTTATAAAATCCTTGATAGAAACCACCGTATAATTCTTGATAGTAACCAATTGTTGGGTCACTTTTAGAAACAATATTATACATAGATTGTTTTGGTCTACCTGAAAAAACAACATTTGGTAGATTGGTATACCCCGTAACCATATGCATTTTCATTCTTCTGTCGTAGTATATTGGGTTAAACTTATAATCATTTCTAACCCCCATAGTGTAATAAAGTGTTTGACCTGTCAACGAAGTAAATAAACCATTATCGGTTCCAACTATTCCAACATCACAAGTTCCCGTAAATGCCGAGATACAATCTAAATCAACATTATTAGGGTTGTAATAATTTTTACTAACTAAAGTAGCACCACTATAAAAGGTGTCAAACGACATTGGTATTTGAGGACAAGTGTTTGAATCCCCTAAATCAAATAAAATTGGAAGTCTATTTCCGTCATTGTATGCAATGAGTTCGTTAGAAAATACCACCTCTTCATCGTAGTCTTTTTCATCTCCGACAAGTGTAAAATCGAAATAGTCCGCAAAATTTAATTTTTGGGAATATTTTGGTGTAAAATATGAATTAATACTTTGACTTGGCATTTTTATTAATAAATACTTTAACAGAAGATATTTATATAAAAAGTATTAAATGAAAACTTATAAATATTCTACAAAAGAAAGAGCAGAAAGAGTTGCTAAGACTTTAGGATGTACAGGTTCACACCAACATACAGAAAAAGGTAAGAAGATTTTTATGCCCTGTAAGAGTCATGAAATATTCACAAAAAAAACAAAAAACTCAGAAGGTGAGGTTACAGAATTGGTAGATGATGATGGAACTTGGAACTCATCTTCTATACCTATTTTGAATCCAGCAACAACAGGGACAAAAAACAATCCGACAACCACAGATAAAATTGTTTCTATGAGTAAAAACCCAAGAGACCCACTTTTAAGGGGTTGGTATGGTTATTATGGTGAGGGTCACGTAAAAGAAATTGATATGTCGAAGGCCTTTGGTTTTGAAGACACAAAATTTATGGATGCAGAAGAAACTGAGAAATTTTTCAAAAAAGAATTAAAGTTAAAACCACAAAACGCAAAAGTAAGAACACTAGACCAAGGAAAGAAAAAAGGATTAGATAAAAAAACACCCCCACAAATAAAAAAGAAAAAAGGTTTTATAGATAGAGAAATACTAAAAGAGTTGGAATTGGATGAGGAAATTTTATTAGACAAATCAAGAAAATCAGACGATGGTGTTATTGGTGATTTAATTAAAAAAAATGTAAGAGCCCTTAAAAAAATGGCAAATGACAACAACATTTCTCTTCAAGAATTAATTTATATGTTAAAAGATGAATAGTTCATTATACGATAGAAAGGCAGTTGTACCCGACACATTGTTAAAACATTTAGAACAATGTTTTAGTTCGACAGATGGTGACGAAGGAACCGAAGGGTATAATAGAAATAAAGAATTGCGTGAAAAAAAAGTTGCAACCTACCAACAAATAAAAAGAATAAAAAATTGGTTTGATGGTTACAACGGAAATAAAAAGGACGCCCCTTTTATTTTAAACGGTGGAGACAGAATGAAATCTTGGTGTGATGAGGTTTTAAAAACTTGGAGAAACAGTGTTGAGGGTGGAAAAAAAGTTAAAAGTGATACGGGAATGCAAAACCAGTTTAACGACACTCATGAAAAAAATGGTATTAATTTAATACCAAGTAAAAGACATGAAAAGGGGGGGAATAAATTTGATACATCAATAAAAGAAGAAGTTAAAAAAATAAACTATTTAATTAAAAAAATATTGTAATGGCAGTTCAATCAGATAAATTAGATTTTTCGCAACCTGACAACACGTTGTCAAAAATTGCCGAAGAACAAAGAAGAAAAATGTTTGCTCGTAATGATTTCAAGGAAGTTAATCCCTATTCAAGTGTTAATCCCGCAGCATTAGCAGATGGTGATGGTAAAGGTAGAGGTACTGGTGGTGATTTAGATATATACAATCAAAATGCAGGAACAGCACTTGATAGATTTGAAAGAAAAGACGATTTGAAAAGTAATAAATTTTCAGAAAAAAATCCTTATTACGTTCCACAATGAAATTAGTCAACAATCTTAGTGAATTGATTACAGAAATTGCTGCAATTTCTGACATGACGGATTCTATTAAAAAAAGAAACGTGGTGACAATTTATTATGATGGTGATGATAATGGAGGTAAAGGATATAGAACAATAGAACCTGTGTGTTTAGGATTTTCAAAAAGAGATAATATGGTTTTAAGAGCGTGGGAAAGAGAAGGTGCTTCCTACAGTGCACAAAATAAAGGTAATGTTTTACCAGGTTGGAGATTATTTAGAGTAGATAAAATCTTTACATATAAACCCTCCTTTGATAAGTTTGATGAAGTTAGACCTAACTATAATCCACAAGGTGATAAATCAATGATTAGAGTTTTAGTTAACGCTAAATTTGATAATGAATAAAAAATAAAAAAATATGTCATCAGCAGAAGAATTAATGCAAAGATTGGCCGTGTCCAAAAAAATTATGGACAGACAGAGCACAATAAAAAGAGGTGAAATGCCACAAAATATTAATGCAGCACCAATGTTAGAGAGTTTTAATACTCCTCAAGCAACATATAACTTACCTCAAGAATTTTTGTCTGAAAGCCCATCGACAAGTCAAAAATCAAATTATGACCCAACAAAACCGATTGAAGAATCAAAAATTTTAAATTCAAAATTACCAGATGAAATTAAAAAATTAATGATTGAAAGACCTATAGTACAACCTAATACTATGTCAAGTGCGTCTATATCTGATGATATAATCGAGGGGGCACAAAGGTTAATGAAAATGGAGAATAAAAACTCACAACCATCCGAATCATTACCAAAATCAAACACCAAAACAACAACTCAAAACACACAATCACAATTCAACATGAATGAAATGAGAACAATGATTAGAGATGTTGTAAGAGATGTTGTAAGAGATGTTATTAGAGAAGAATTACAAGATGCGGGTGTCATTAGTGAATCATCTGAAGATGCTAACGAATCAATCCAATTTAAAGTTGGTAAGCACATATTTTTAGGTAGAGTTACAAAAATTCAAAAGGTAAAATAACTTTAAACAAAATCAAAAAATGCAATCCACCTATTTTAGGTGGATTTTTTATTTTATTACCTTTTGATAGGTCGGGACTATTTATCATATTATGGGGAAAAAAATTCAATTAGACGAAGAAGAAGTAGTCAAACAATATCTTAATGGTAAAAGTAGTTCAATTGTTGCGACAGAATTTAAAGTCTCCAAACCAAAAATACTCAGTATTTTAAAAAAACACAACGTAATAAGAAAAAAAGACAGATGTAAAAGTTTGAATTATAAATTAATCAACGAGTATTACGTTGTTGAAAGAATTTGCCCAACATGTAAGGAAATAATTCAAACTAAGTCAAAAAATAAAATTATTGCGTGTAGAAATCACTTTGTTAAAATTGACAAAAATTGTGATTGTAAAAATTGTTCATTAAAAAAACAAATAGGTAAAGGAAATCCGTTTTACGGAAAAAAACACGATGAAAAAACAAAAAATAAAATTTCAAAAAGTAGAAAGGGGAAGGCAAAAGGTTTTGAAAATGGAATGTCAAATCCTGACAATAAAAAAAGAGCTCACGATAATTTAAAACAAAAGTGGAATAATGGTGAAATGGAACATGTTAGAAAAATGTTTTCAGAAACTATGAAAAATACTAGAAGGATGGGAAAAATAAAATCAATTAATAGGTCTAAAAAAGAGAAAGAAATATTGGAAGAAATAAAAAATATGGGTTACCAAGTAAAACATTCATTAAAAATTGACACAAAAATATGTGACATATATATACCTAAATTAAATTTAATTATTGAATATAATGGAGATTATTGGCATTGTAACCCAAAAAAATACGACGCAAGTTATTATCACCAAGTAAAGAAAAAAACCGCACAAGAATTATGGGAATATGATAATAATAAAATTGACTTAATAAAAAGTAATGGTTATTTTTTTGAAGTGGTGTGGGAGTCTGAATTGAAATCAAACCCACAAATAATAAATAACTTAATAAAAAAACATGAATCAAGAGAGCAATCCAACTCCAGACGTTCGCAAAAAAATTAGGGTTCTATGCGTCCCTAGCGACCGTACTGGAGTTGGCTGAATTTAAAGGAAAATTTAGGTCTGTAGACCCCCACGTAATGTTACAAAATAATCACTCAGATGAATTTCACGTAGATATAGATTACGACCCAAAAATTAATGATTATAACTATTGGAAACAATATGACATTGTCCATTTCCATAGGTCAATTGGTCAAGATTTTGACCAAGCGAATAAGTTAATTCAAACATTAAATTCTATTGGTGTAATTACAATTATGGATTTGGACGACTATTGGTTGCCAACTAAAGAACACCCAATCCATCAACTAATCATACAGAATAAAATAAATGAAAAGATAGTTGCAAACCTAAAAGTGGCCGCACACGTCACAACAACAACATCTTTATTTGCATCAGAAATATCTAAAATTAATAAAAACGTATACGTTCTTCCAAACGCAATTAATCCAAAAGAACCTCAATTCAATCATGAAACAAAACCTTCAGATAAACTTCGTTTTGGATGGTTGGGTGGTTCTTCTCACTTACATGATTTAAAATTATTAAACGGTGTAACAAATAAATTAAAAGATAGTCATGACAAATTTTCATTGTATCTATGTGGTTTCGATACAAGAGGAAGTGTTACTGAAATTAATAAAGAAACGGGGGAACAAAAACAAAGGCCGATAAGGCCAGAAGAAACCGTATGGGCACGTTATGAAGAAATTTTTACTGACAATTATAAGTTAGTTTCTCCCCAACATCTTGAATACCTGAAAAAATTTGAGGATTCTGAATATATTATGGAGTCTGAACCTTTTTACAATCGAGTTTGGACAAAACCTGTTACAAGTTACGCTTCAAATTATAGATTATTTGATGTTTCATTATCACCGATTGTGAATCATATTTTTAACCGAGTTAAGTCACAATTAAAAGTTATTGAAGCAGGTTTTTATAAAAAAGCAATTATCGCTTCAAATGTTGGACCATATACCATTGATTTAAAACATGCATTAAAAAATGGTCAGTTCTCTGACGGAAACGCACTTTTAGTTGATGAAGTAAAAAATCATAGTGATTGGGCTAAAAACATGAAAAAATTAATTGATAATCCTAACTTTGCTTATGACTTGGGACAACGATTGTATGAAACGGTGAAAGACACATATGATTTGAATATGGTCACAAAAAATAGAGCGGAACTTTATAAATCTTTAATAAAATGATAAACATACCTATTAACAAAATTTTATTTATCGACATTGAAACTGTTGGTATATGTAAGGATTGGCGGACTTGTCAAGAAAATCACCCAAAAATTGCTGAACAATTTGTTAAATACTTTGATTGGTTTTTAAAGAGATTTCCTGAAGATGATGTTGAGACAAATGGTCTTGAAGAAGAACTTCAAAAAATGAATGATGTTTATTCTTCAAGAGCGGCACTTGTTCCGGAGTTTGCTAAAATTGTTTGCGTATCAATGGCATTTGTTTTAGAAAACGGTGAAGTAAAAAAACAAACTTTTAAAAATGACAGCGAAGAGGATTTATTGTTGGAAGTTAGAAATTTATTAGACCGTTGTCACAAATTAGATTTTTATTTGTGTGGTCATAATTTAAAAAACTTTGACATCCCTATGTTGGCAAAACGTATGATTATTAACAATATTATGCCATCAAAAATACTCCCGTCATACGACACTAAACCGTGGGAAGTAAAAGCAATTGACACAAAAGAAATTTGGCAATACGGTTCGTATAGTTCAATTGGTTCTTTAGATTTAATGTGTTCTTGTTTAGATATTCCAACACCAAAAGATGGTGAAATAAATGGGGGTATGGTTCATCAGGCATATTGGAATCAGAACAGACTTGATGAAATTGCAAAATATTGCGAAAAAGACGTTGATGTTTTGATTGAATCAATAAAAAAATTAAAAAGTTTAAAATAATGTTTGAAAATATAAAAGATTTAAAAAATAGCATGAAAGCTTTAAAAGAGCTTCAATCTCAGTTTGGTAATGTTGACATGACAAACCCTGAAAGTATGTTGAAATCCATGGGACTTAATGTTGATGAAATCAATCAACATTTTGAAGGTCAATTTACATCAGAAGTTAATTTAAATTTTGTAAATAATAGTGAAAATCAAAATCCTGAATACGCATATAAAGGTGATTCGGGATTTGATTTAAGAGCTTCGGAAGAAAAATGGATTTTTCCAAACTCAAGAGTTTTAATACCTACAGGTTTAAAATTTGACATTCCTGATGGTTATGAAATACAAGTAAGGTCTAAAAGTGGATTAGCCTTAAATCAAGGATTATTTGTTTTAAATTCACCTGGCACGGTTGATAGTGGATACTTAGGTGAAATACAAGTTATTTTATTTAACACAACAACAGAAAAAGTTAAAATAGAAAAGGGTCAAAAAATTGCACAAGCGGTTCTTTGTCCTGTTGTTAATGGCAAATGGGTTAATTTAACGCAAATTTCAAATTTAGGCTCAAAAGACCGAAATGATAATGGATTTGGTTCAACAGGTTTAGTATGATTACAGTAGGATTTTCAACAAGAAAAATAGATGACAATTTTGTCTCGATGTTAAAAAAAACATCAGGAGTAAGTAAATTGGAAATAATACCAATCGAAAACAATGGTGTATATTCTCTTAGTGAAGCTTACAATAAAATTTTAAATGACTCCACTAATGACATTGTTGTATTGATGCATGACGACATTTATTTTGACAGTAAAAATTGGGCGTCAAAAGTTTTAAATTATTTTAAAAGAAATTCTGACTACGGCATTCTTGGAGTTGCAGGTTCAACATCATTACCTTCTTCTGGTAAATGGTGGGAAGATTTTTCAAAACTTAAAGGAATTGTTAATCATGAACATGAAGGAAAAAAATGGGAGTCAAAATATTCACCAAGCAAAGGTAATCAGTTAGATGACGTATTGTTAGTAGATGGGTTATTTATAGCAATTAATAAAAAAAATATTAAACACAACTTTAACGAAGAAGTTAAAGGGTTTCACTTTTACGATGTAGATTTTTCTTTTAGAAATTATTTAGAAGATGTTAAAATAGGTGTTATGTATGATGTTAGAGTCACACATAAATCGATTGGTATGACTAATGAACAATGGGAAAAAAATAGAGAGGAATTTGCAGAAAAATATAAAGATGTTTTACCCGTTAAAATAAAAAGAAATCTTACAATCGATTCACCTTTAAAGGTATTATTATCTTGTTTATTTTTTAAAACTTTTACAGGTTCAGAAATGTATGTTTATGAATTAGCAAGAGGATTAAAAAAATTAAATTGTGATGTTACGGTACTATCAGATATTAATGGGCCTTTATCTCAATTAGCAAAACAACAAGGAATCAAAGTTGTTTCATTTCAAGATGCTCCTGGTTACAAAATGGGAGATGGAAAGTGGGGATTTAATACACCACAAGGGTTTCAACCGACACAACCAAATGTAATGTATAAAATTGGTGATGTTAATTATGATATTATACATACCCAACATACTCCAGTTTCAAATCAAATGTGTCAGATGTATCCAAACATCGATAAAATATCAACAATACATTCTGAAGTCATAGAATTAGAAAATCCAATTATTAACGATTCAATTAAAAAATATATTTGCATTCGTCCTGAGATACAAAACCATATTGTCGAAAAATTTAATATTGATAAAAATAATACTGAAGTAATTTATAATCCAATCGACACAAAAAGATTCAATTCAAACAATATTAAAGATGATAATTATGTTTTGTTTGTTGGTACAATTGATTATTTAAGAGAAAATACAATAAGAGATTTAGTAACATACTCCTCTGAAATTAATAAAGAATTATGGTTAGTTGGTGAAAACAAATCAAATTACTTGGATGATTTATTAAAAAATCCACACGTAAAACATTTTAACTCAACAAGTAAAGTTGAACAGTATGTTAAAAACTGTTCTGAAACTGCGGGTATTCTTTTGGGAAGAACGACTATTGAAGGTTGGATGTGTAATAAATCTGGGTGGATTTACAATGTTGAAAGTAGTGGTTATATTTTAGATAAAAAATTACATACCCCGCCGACAGATGTTAGTAAATTCGACTCAATTGAAGTGGCAAAAAAAATAAAAGAAGAATATATTAAAGTTTTAAATGATTAAAGTTGTAAGTTGTTTTTGGAATGTTGAAAACTACATTGAAAAATGTATTAATTCGGTTAAATCTCAAACTTATCGGGACTTTAAAATGTATTTAATTGATGATATGTCTAATGACAATACAAATCAAATCATAGAAAAATTAATAGAGGGTGATGAAAGATTTGTTCATATCAAAAACACTGAAAAAAAGTTCAAATTAAAAAATTTAGATGACTTATTGATGGATGAATCATTAATTGATGATGAAGATATTATTGTTGAGTTGGATGGTGATGATTGGTTTTATAATGAATTAGTTTTACAAAAAGTTTTTGATAGATATTCTAAAAACAAAAATCTTTGGATTACTAACGGTAGTTTTATATATTCTGATGGAAGAATGGGGTTTTCGGCAAAGGTGAATCCTAACACAATAAGACGTGACTTATTTGTTTTTTCCCATTTAAGAACTTGGAAAGCCCATTTATGGAGAAGCATAGATGAAGAAATGTTTTTAGATGAAAATAAAAATTATTTTAAATCAGGTGCCGACGTTGCGTACTCATTTCCTATGGTTGAAATGTCAGGTGAAAGTCATTATGAATTTATACCCGACATACTATTAGTTTATAATGAAGAAAACCCATATAATGACCACAAACAAGGTAGTGCTAGTGGTTCTAATCTTGAACAGATAAAAGTATCAAACATGGTTAGAAATAAACAAAAATTAAATAAGTTAGTTAAATGAATAATTTAATCTCGTGTAATTTAATGGGTGGTTTAGGTAATCAATTATTTCAAGCGGCTCACGCATTGGCACAAGGAATAAAACACAATAGAGAAGTAGTTTTTGTACCTAAATCATGGACACCAATGCAAGGTAGACAAACTTCAAACTATATTAATAACGTTTTTAGAAATTTAAAATTTGTTGAGTCTATTGATGGATTTGAAAAAGTCGTTGAAGGTCCTTGGGAATATTCTGAAGTAAATCCAAAAACTAATAGTACAGTCTTTGAAGGGTATTTCCAAAGTAGTAAAAACTTTTTGGGGTATGATGAACAAATTAGAAATATTTTTTTTCCGACTGAAGACTTTATAAATAATATGTATGATAAATATCCGCAATTAAAACAAGATAATACTTTATCCATACACACACGTAGGGGGGATTGTTTTTTTAATTTAGATATTCACCCTATTGCAAACGAAAAATATATTGAAAAATCGTTAAATGTTGTTGGGGAATACAAACATGTTTTTATTTTTGGAGATGATAAAGAATGGGTAAAAAATAACATTAAATTAAAAAATTCTACGTTTATCGAAAACCTTGAGGATTATGAAGAAATGTGGTTAATGTCTCTTTGTAATCACAACATAATAGTAAACTCAACTTTTTCTTGGTGGTCATCGTTTTTAAATAAAAACCCAAATAAAAAAATATTAGCACCTTCAATTTGGTTTGGTCCAAGAGGTCCTAAAAATTACAAAGACATATACGAAGATTATTGGAAAATTATTGATGTGTCTTATAAAAATGGTTTTTTAGAATAACATATGGAATACTATTACACAAGATATGACGGTAATGACGAAGAAGGTTTAGGTTCAATTTTACAGTCACAACTTCACTTATATGCGTATTGTAGGGTCAATAATAAGAAAATGTTTTTCCCTGGTTTACAGAACATATCACATTACCAATATGTTGGAGAAGAAAAAGAAATTTTTAATAAAAAACTAAATGATTTTTTTAATATCCCATCAGAAGGGGAAGTTGGGACAAACTATATTGAACCATCATATCTATTAAAAAATTGGGGTGAGTCTGAAAATTCTATAAAACAAAAATATATTCCTGAGTTATTTGAAAAAATAAAATACACAGGAATAAATTATTTTGATAAAAATAAAAAAACTTTATCCGTACATATAAGGAATATTAATCCTCAAGATGTTTGTTTTGATTATAACAGGGAATATTATTCAGAAAATAAAAAAAATTATTTTATAAATTTAATTACAAACATACATAAGATTCACGGAAAAAATTTAGATGTTCATATTTTTTCTCAAGGTAAAGATGAAGATTTTGAAATATTTGAAAAAAAATTTAATGCAAAAACACATTTGAATGGTGATATAGTAACAACATTATATCATTTAATTACAAGTGAAATATTAGTAACTTCGAATAGTTCTTTTAGTTGGGTTTCTCATCTTTATGGTCAAAATAAATATGTCTATTCACGTAACAATTTTTTTCATTCTTGGTACTCATCAACTTTTTTAGTTGACAATTATGGTAATATAATTTAAGTTTATAACATGAAAAATAATATATCAATTATAGGTGTCGGTAAATTAGGTTTATGTTTATCGTTAAATTTAGAAAGAAAAGGATTTAATATAGTAGGGGTTGACGTTTCTGAGTCATATGTTAGTTCATTAAATAATAAAAGTTTTAAAAGTACAGAACCATACGTTAATGAATTTTTACAAAGTTCAAAAAATATTTTTTTTACAACTTCTCTTGAATTAGCATTAAAAAATGATGTAATATTTGTTGTAGTAAAAACCCCATCAACACCAGAATGGAAATACGACCACACCCAAATAGATAATATAGTTGATGAGTTAATTAAAATCGGAAAACAAAATACCCGTAAAGATTTAATTATAAATTCAACAACTTTTCCAGGATACTGTGACACAATCCAAAAAAGATTGTCAGATTTAAATTATTTTGTGTCTTATAATCCAGAATTTATTGCTCAAGGTAGTATTATTATGGACCAATTAAATTGTGATAGTGTGTTAATAGGTGAGTCAGACAAAACGGCAGGAGATACAATTGAACACATATATAAAGTAATGTGTGATTCTAACCCAATAATAAATCGCATGTCAAGAACAGAATCTGAATTAACAAAATTGTCAGTTAACTGTTTTCTCACAACTAAAATAAGTTTTGCAAACATGATAGGTGACATATCTGAAAGGATGAATTGTAATCCTAATGTTATTTTGAATGCCGTTGGTTCAGATAGTAGAATTGGAAATAAATACCTTAAACCTGGATTTGGTTTTGGAGGACCTTGTTTCCCGAGAGATAATCGCGCATTATCTAAATGTGCAGAAGAAGTTGGTATTGACGCAGTAATTTCAAAATCTACGGACATAATGAATGAAAAACATTTAGAATATCAAATTCAAAATTTTGTTAAAAACAATCCCGATATGACTAAAAAAGTTGTAATACCATACGTTACATATAAAAAAGAAAGTACCTTAATTGAAGAGTCCCAACAACTTAAATTTGCTTTAAGTTTAAAAAATATGGGATATAATGTTGTAGTATCTGACGACAGAGAAGAAGTAATCGAACAAATAAAAAATATATTATAATATGTCAGCATTTAATTCAGACCCCCAAGTTGAAAATGAAATTTTAAAATTAAAAAAATTATTCAATGTAGAAACGGTTATAGAAACAGGTACTTATATTGGAGAAACCACTAAATTTTTCTGTGAAAATTTTAAAGATGTTTACGGTATCGAAATAAGTGAAAATTATTACACAAAAACAAAAGATACGTGTATCGAAAAAAATAATTTAAATCTTATTTTAAACTCATCTACAAATTTTTTAAATGACAACCTTTTAGAAATTGGTAAAGATAAAGAAGTAATTTTATTTTATTTAGATGCTCACTGGGACAATTATTGGCCATTAAAAGATGAAATTGACGCAATATCAAAAAATTATTTTAATAGGGCGATAATTGTTATTGACGACTTTTATGTCCCAAATAGAGATTTTCAATTTGATACATATAATAACAATGTATGTAACTATGATTACATTAAAAATAATATTGAAAATTGTTATGATGGATTTCAATATTATTTTTTGAACAAAACTCAAAGAAATTTACCAATAAGAAATGGAAATATAGGTGGGGTTGGTAAAATTTTTATTATACCAAACTTATTAATTAAAAAAAATAACATAAAAAACGAAACTATTTTTTTTGAAGAGAGAGGTAGTTTTTATTCAACAACCGAGTAATATGATAGACGAAAAAACAAATTTTGGATTAAAAAAATATTCTGAAAAAATATATTCTCAATACTATGAGGATGGTATGATTAGAGAAGCGTTAGAATCTGTAAATAGCATAAACAAAGGGTTTTTTGTTGATGTCGGGTCTTGGGACGGTGTTTATTTAAGTAACACATATAGACTAATTAGGGACTTTGGGTTTAAAGGAATATGTATTGAGTCAAACGAGGAAAAACATAATCAGGCGGTTGAAAACTTCCAAAATATGGGGATTACCTGTATTAATACATTGCTATCGACAGAAAAGGATAATAGTTTAGATTATATTTTAAATAAAAATAATTGTCCTAAAGATTTTGATTTTTTATCAATAGACATTGACGGGATTGATTGGTGGGTATGGCATTCATTAAAGGATTTTTCCCCTAAAGTAGTCATAATGGAGTATAACGCTAACCACAATAATTGTTCAATCGTTAGATATGACAAAAACTATGTGCACACAAATAATATAAATTATTATGGTGCAACCCCACCAGCACTTTATTTGTTAGGTGAATATAAAAATTATGATTTAGTTGGGATGAACAGATTAAATATGATTTTTATTAGAAAGGATTTAAACACATTACCTGTACTTAAATCCGAAGATATACCTTGGTATTCTCCTTGGGCTAATGGTTGCGATACGCCAATGTTGGACATAGATTACGATTATATAAAAAATTTATGATAATAAAAAATATAAAAAGTTTATCTGAGTTAGATACATATCTAACATCTTTACAAACCAAAGAACTTAACTTAATAAATTATGTTTGGTTAGAATATGGGTTTTATCCAATTTTATTTAATGAATTGTTTTTACCATTCATAAATCAAACTAAAGGAAAAAAAATAGGTCTATGTTTTCCAGGTCACGAAGTTTTTTATGAACCTCATGTTGATTATCTTATTGTTTTAGAAAATTTTATAGACACCTCTAAAGCATACAAGGATAATAATGAGACTGACCTGTTATTAAATAATTTTTTAAAGTTTAAAGATAGGGGAGTTGCCTTTTGGTTTACTGTTAGAAATTTTGATGAAGACCAATATTGGTCCGTAATAAGCAAATATGAATTTAGAAACATAATTTTCCCAATAGGAAAAGAGAAGGCGTGGGAAAATGACCTATTTATTCTTAAACCAGGGTACTGTTATGGTTCCGGTAAAGACGGGGAATGGAATTTAGGTATGAATAAATGGTATTCAACAAATACTTTAGGGTGGGAGATTGAAACATGGAATCCGACATTTAATAAAAAATCTCACTTAAACATAAAAAAATACAATACCTTTTTTGTTAAGAACTCATGGAAAAGTAGAGATTATTCATCCAACAATATAAATGATTTTTTAGTTGGTAAAAACGCAACTGACGGTAAAAAAGGATATGGATTTGTTGACCATTCATTTTATAACGATGTGATAAATTACCATATAAATAATAAACTAGAAATTTTGGTGATAAATGACCTTTGTTCTTTTCCTAAAATTGAAAGTGAATATGTCCATTATTTAGATATGGTCTCTTTTTTTGACACCAAATTGTTTTTGACTGTAATAGATAATTCTGAAAACTTTATTAGTACCTCAACATCACCTATAGATTTATCAACTTACTACTGTAATACAAATTTGGTTTTATTAGACGATAAACAAAATAAAATAAACTTTGTAAAAAAAATTCAAGACATTAAAAAAAAACAATGTATGTCGTTTAACGTTGGGGTTGATGACAATAATAAATTATATAACTTTTTAAAATGGAATTAGAAAAAAAAATATCTTCTTGGATTACTAACTATTTAGACAACACAAACTTAAGTAGTTTAATTGTTGGTGTTAGTGGCGGTATAGATTCGGCTTTGACCTCTACGTTATGTGCTATGTCAAATAAAAAAACAATTGTGGTTAGTATACCAATATTTCAAAATGAATCTCAACTAAATTTAGCAAAAAAACATATTGAATGGTTGAAAAGTAATTTTAATAATGTAATTTCAATAGAAATTGATATGTCTGATGTTTTTAGTATGTTTGAGAAAAAATTTGACTCTTATCACAATCTTTCTTCAGCTAATTCAAAATCAAGATTACGTATGGTTACATTATATCACATATCATCATTAAATAATGGAATAGTTGTGGGTACAGGAAACAAAGTTGAGGATTTTGGTATTGGTTTTTTTACTAAATATGGGGACGGAGGAGTTGATATATCACCAATAGCAGATTTAACAAAAACTGAAGTAAGGGAATTAGCATCAAATTTAGGAATTATAGAAGAAATAATTCAAGCGGAGCCCACCGATGGTCTTTGGGACGACGATAGAACCGATGAACAACAAATTGGGGCAACTTATTCAGAGTTGGAATGGGCAATGTCTTTTGATGGAAATTTGAGCGACCTCACCGAAAAAGAAATTGATGTACTTCAAATATATAAAAAATTCAATAAAATGAACGCCCATAAAATGACTACTATACCAATTTTTAAAAAATGAATACATCACAAAAAGAATTGATAAGAGGTAAAGAAGTCCTTTTAGATAATAGAAGTTTTGAATATGGGGGTTCTTGGGGTAAAGATGGTACTAACGACCCTCTTTTTCTTGAAGAGTGTATGAAAATTATTGAAGAAAAAAATCATAAAGTAATTTTTGATATTGGTTCTAATACTGGCCAATTTATTTTTTTTTACCTTTTTAAATCCGATATTGAAACGTATTGTTTTGAACCATTAAAACCTGTATACGACACACTAAATAGTAATATTTTGTTAAATGATATAAAAAATGCCAACACATATAACTTCGCTTTGTGTAATGAGGATGGTGAAAGTTATATTTACAGGCCAGAAAATATGATTGCTTGTGGTATGTCTACCATGGGAGAAAAAGCATTAAGATTTAAAAACGAATTTGGGGTTGTAAAAGAAAAAATACAATGTAAAAAATTAGATACTTTTGTATTGGAAAAAAAATTAAAAAAAATTGACTTTATAAAAATAGATACAGAAGGATTTGAATATTTTGTTTTACTTGGTGGTTTTAATACTTTACAAAAACACAAACCAGACTTAGTAATTGAGTATCAAAAACTTAACATGTCTCAGTGTGGTGTTGAAGAAGATAAACTTAAAACCCTATTAGAAAGTATTGGGTATAATTATTTTAAATTTTTAAGCGGAGAAGATTTATATTGTAGTTATGTATAATTTAATTATTTCAAATGCGGCGGGAACTTTCAGTACAATATTGAAGTACATTTCTTGGATGTGCGTACAAGAAAAAAATAGAGATACAATAAACTTATTTTTTGATTTTAGAAATAAAACAAAGGTTTCAGGTAACACTTTATTAAATTATGGTACTTCAGATTTAAATTTAATTAATTTTTCACAAACAAGTGAAAACATTTTTGATATGTTTTTTAATATTAAAAATGTTGGTTTATACCCATATAACTCTAAATATGTTGAGCAATACCCTTATGAAATTAAAAACATTATAAAAAATTATCCAGAACATTTAATTAAATATGAGGGTAGGGGTTGTGATGTAAAACAATATTTTGACGATTCAGAAATTAAAAAAATTAGGTCTGAATTTAATAAACAGTGGGAAAGGTTAGATTTATCACCAAACTTAAAAAAAAGAATCAATGTAGAAGTCGACCCATTTTTTAGAAATAATCATAGAATTTTATGTGCTATGATTAGGTATTCAGACCATTATGTTGGTGATTTTTCGTATGAAAAAATTTTTGAAGAGATTGATGATAAAATGAAAAATTTTGATAAATTATTGTTAATAACACAATTATTACCTGTTGTGGAAATTCTTAAAGAAAAATATGGAAATAATTTAATTTATTTTGAGAATAGACATAGAGTTAATGATTATAAAACTGATTGGGATGGGGGTAGGAATATAAGTATGAGTGATGAATCATTTATACGTGAAACCGAAGATTGTATAATAGATGTCATAGCGGCTAGTAAAAGCCATTTTGTTTTAGGAGGTGCTAGTAATATGTTTTTAGGAGCACTTTCTATTAATAAAGATTTAAATTATAAAATTTTCGACGTATTAATAAACAATATAGGTAGATAAAAAAATGAAAAAAATTGTAGTTTTAGGTGGCGGTGGATTCATAGGTGGACATTTAGCCAAAAGTTTAAAAGAAAAAGGTAATCATGTTAGAATATGTGATATAAAAAAACACGAATATTTCAAACACGAAGAAATATGTAATGAATTTGTTTTAGGTGACTTAAGAGACCCTAACGTTGTCCAATTAGTTATTGAAGAAGGAGTTGATGAAGTTTATCAATTGGCTGCAGATATGGGTGGTGCGGGATATATTTTTACAGGAGAAAATGATGCGAATGTTATGCATAATTCGGCATTAATTAATTTAAATGTAGTTCATGAGTGTGTTAAAAAACAAGTTAAAAAAGTTTTTTATTCTTCTTCAGCTTGTATGTACCCCGAACACAACCAATTAGACCCATTAAACCCAAATTGCGAAGAATCTTCAGCGTATCCCGCAAATCCAGATTCCGAATATGGGTGGGAAAAATTATTTAGTGAGAGGTTATATTTAGCATTCAATAGAAACTATGGGTTAGATGTTAGAATCGCCAGATTTCACAATATTTTCGGTCCTTTTGGTACGTGGGTTGGGGGTAAAGAAAAGGCTCCCGCGGCTATGTGTAGAAAGGCCTGTGAATCAAAAAATGGTGACCAAATTGAGGTATGGGGTGACGGTCAACAAACACGTTCATTTCTTTACATTGATGAGTGTTTAGAGGCGGTTTTTAAACTTATGGAAAGTAATTTTACAAACCCGGTTAATATTGGTTCTGAAGAAAAAGTTACAATAAATGAATTAGCACAAATGGCAATTAACATCTCAGGTAAGGATATAAAAATTAAAAATATTTTTGGTGATGAATTTATTAAAAAATATGGATTCAAATGTCCTATAGGTGTTAGAGGTAGGACATCCGACAACAGTCTTTATGAAAAAACCGTTGGGTGGAAGGTTTCTAAACCACTTAAAGATGGTTTAGAAAAAACCTTACACTGGATTGATAATCAAATCAAAATTAAAAATGTATAAAAAAAAAGTTTTAATAACAGGTATAAATGGTCAAGATGGTTCATATTTGACTGAATTTTTATTAGATAAAAGTTATGAAGTGTGGGGGATGGTAAAAAGAAATTCAGTACCAGAAACACAATCATCAAGAATTGAACACTTGAGGGAAAATAAAATTATAAATTTGGAGTACGGTGATTTAACAGATATGGCTTCTTTGGTAAATATTATTCAAAAAGTCCAACCTGACGAAATTTATAACTTAGCCGCTCAATCACATGTTCGAGTTAGTTTTGACCAACCAATATACACAACAAACACAACTGGTTTAGGGACTTTAAATTTATTAGAAGCGGTCAGAATGGTGTCACCACATTCAAAAATTTATCAAGCATCATCTTCTGAAATGTTTGGTAATATGGTAGACGAAGACGGGTTCCAAAGAGAAACGACCCCTATGAACCCCGTTTCACCTTATGGTTGTGCAAAAGTATTTTCTTATAATATATGTAGAAATTATAGAAATTCATATAACATGAAAATATGGAACGGCATACTTTTTAATCACGAATCACCAAGACGAGGAACTAATTTTGTAACTAATAAAGTGGTAAAGGGTGCCGTAAGAATTAAACTTGGTTTACAAAATAAATTAAGTTTAGGTAATTTACAAGCCAGTAGAGATTGGGGGCATGCTAAAGATTATGTAAGGGCTATGTGGTTAATGCTACAAACAGAAACACCAGACGATTATGTATGCGCCACAGGAGTATCACATTCTGTAAAAGACTTGTGCGAATACACTTTTTCAAAACTTAATTTAAATTACAAAGATTATGTTGTGGTAGATGAGAAAAATTTTAGACCGGAAGAATTACATAATTTAAAAGGAGATTCATCCAAAATGAAGTCAAAAATAAATTGGGAACCTGAATACACATTCGAGTCAATGTTAGATGAAATGATTCAATACTGGTTAAATTATTATGATAAGTAAGATATTAGTTACAGGTGGTAATGGTTTAGTGGGTTCTGAGTTTGTTGGTGAAAAATATTATAAGCCAACGTCCAAAGAATATAATCTCAAAAATACGGATGACGCGAATCGTTTAATGTTGAAAAGGTTTGAAAGTGTAATTCACACCGCAGGTAGAGTGGGAGGATTGGGTAGTAATATAAATCACAAGGGAGAATTTTTTTATGAAAATATTATGATAAATACAAATGTGATTGAATCGGCAAGAATTAGTGGTGTTAAAAATTTAGTATCTTTTTTGTCAACATGTATTTTTCCTGATAGTACGGAATACCCATTAACTGAAAAAAAAATACACATGGGTCCACCTCATTTTTCAAATGACGCTTACGCTTACGCAAAACGTATGGTTGATGTCCAAATACGTGCATATAAAGAACAATACGGTTTAAATTATAAATCAGTTATACCTACTAATATTTATGGCCCAAACGATAATTATGACATCAAAAATGGTCACGTAATTCCTTCACTAATTCATAAATGTTATTTAGCAAGAGAACATAAAACACCACTAACTATTTGGGGTAGTGGGAATCCACTAAGAGAGTTTATTTTTAGTAGAGATGTTGCTAAATTAACCGAGTGGGTTCTTTTTAACTATGACGAAAACGAACCAATAATACTTTCTACCTCGGACGAGATTTCAATAAAAGAAGTTGTGGGTATAATAGTTGAAATTATGAATTTTAAAGGTGAAGTTAAGTTTGATACAACAAAACCTGACGGACAATATAGAAAACCTTCAGACAACTCCAAAATTAAAAGTTATTTACCTGACTTTAATTTTACAAACCTTTTTGATGGATTAAAAGAAACTATTGAATATTTTGAAAAATACTATAATGTTGTAAGAAAATAATCAAATGACAAGAAAAAAAATAACAACAGAAGAACCTGTAATTCCACAAACATTTTCAAAAAAAGATTTCATAAATGCAACAATCAAAAGAAAACAAAAAAGTAAATTTTTATCTGACAACCAAAAAGACTACTACGATATTTTATTAAGTAATCAAATTACAATCTGTTCAGGACCTGCGGGTGTTGGTAAAAGTTACATTTCTATGAAAGCAGCTGTCGATTTATTAATTGACCCATCGAACTCATATGAAAAAATAATTATTGTAAGACCTGCAGTTGAGGCTGAAGAAAAATTGGGTTCCTTACCCGGTAATTTAGAAGAGAAATTAGACCCTTATATTTTTCCATCTTATTATTTATTAAATAAAATTATTGGTAAGGATGCCAGAGAAAAACTAAAAGAGTCGGAAATAATTGAAGTTTTTGCTTTAGCATATATGAGAGGTATGAATATTGATAATTCTATTTTAATATTTGAGGAAGCTCAAAACGCAACTCCAAATCAAATTAAATTACTATTGACAAGAATCGGTTTTAATAGTAAATTTTTCATATCTGGTGACTTGGAGCAAACTGACAGATATAAGGATAAAAAACAATCAGGACTATACGACGCCCTTCAAAGATTTCAAAATGTAAACGATATTGGAATTTATGATTTTAGAAATGCAAAAAACGTAAGAAACCCATTAATTGGTAAAATTTTAGAAAGATACGATGAAGAAAATAGGAATTGAAGTTAATGGCGTGTTAAGAAATACCTTGGGTAAAATTCAACAAACTTATGAAAAGTTTTTGATTGAAAACAACTCAACAGAAAAAACTTATATTTTGGATGAGTCAGGTAATACTGAATCAATTATACAGGAAGAAGAGTTTGAATACGAGGTGTTAGGTAATATTGACAGCCTTAATTTATTAAACCATTTTAAGTTTAAGTCTGATGATGAACTTTATGAGTTTTTATATCAAGAATTTGCGATGCAAATATTTGGTCATGCTGAATCTTCAGAGATGCACACATTTCATACCTTAAATGACATTTATTTAAAATATCGAAGTACAAATGATATTGTAATTATATCTGATGAAATTGGTAAATCTAAACCGGCCACATTATTTTTTTTATCAAAGTTTGGTTGTCAAATTGAAAAAATTAAATTTTATTCAGACACCACTAAAAACTCAATTTGGGATGAGGTTGATGTTTTAGTTAGTGCAAATCCAAGTTTAATTGAAGACCATCCAGAAAACAAAGTTGTTATAAAGTTCAATACTCAGTATAACAAAACAAATAAATCTGAACACGAAATCAGTTCACTTAAAGAATTAGATGAATGTTTACAAAAATTAGGAATATGTTAGAATTTTTAGGTGAAAGATATTATATCGACGTACAGGAGATAGAAAATAAAATTGCAATTGCCAACCCCACTTTAGAATCAACTGAAGTTGATGGTCAAATTGAACCACACATAAGTGTTTCAAAATGGGAAGTATATAAAAATTTAGTAGATGTTATATTATCCGAAAGAGAAGAGCTTGATGAAAATTTAGGTATACATAGTGCCAAAAATTTATCAATCCCTTTTAAATTCGCATTCAATACTTTACTAATAAACAACATAATAAAAAAGTTATAATAAAATGGAATTAGACAAAATTAAAAAAATTGAAACGTCAGTTGAAAAACTTGGAAATAAAACCGCAAGAATTTATTTTTTAGTTCAAGACACAAAAGGAAACCCAAAGGCGGGTGTTTCTTACATTTATCAAATGGCAATGTCCTTGTTGAAAAAAGGATTTAACGTAAAAATGATTCACGAAACAAATGATTACCAAGGAGTTGGTGATTGGTTAGGTAAAGAATATATGGAAATTGAACATATCGCAATTGAAGGTCAGAATCTTCCTATTTCACCTGAAGATTTTGTTGTTATTCCTGAATTGTACGCGCACGTTATGGAGCAACTTAAAAATTATCCATGTGGTAAATTGGTGTTGTGTCAAGCATATGATTACATGTTAGAAACTTTACCTCCAGGTATTTCATGGGCTAATTATGGATTTTTAAAAAGTATTAGTACTTCTGAATTTCAAAAAGAATATATCAAATCAGTTTTTAAAAATGTAAGTGTTGACGTTGTTGAACCTCTTATCTCTGAAGTATTCAGTAAAAAAGACAAACCATCAAAGCCAATTGTTTCTATTCACTGTAGAGAACCAAGAGACACTGCAAAAATTATCAAAAGTTTCTATTTGAAATATCCTCAGTATCGTTGGTTTACTTTTAGAGACATGAAAAACATTAGTCAAACAGACTTTTCAAAGTTTTTAAAAGAATCTTTTGTTTCGGTTTGGGTTGATAGAGAGTCTGGATTTGGTACATTCCCAATCGAAAGTATGATTTCAAACACTCCAGTAATTGGTGTGGTTCCTAATTTAAAACCTGATTGGATGAATGAAAATAACGGTATTTGGACATATTCTTTTAACGAAATTATAGACGTTTTAGCAAATTTTGCACAAAATTGGTTAGAAGACAACATCAACGAAGAGTTGTATACTAAAATGTCTGAAACAGGTGAAAAATATCAAAATAAAGAATTATTTGATAATAAAATTGAATCTTTGTTTGTTGATTATTTCAACGTAAGAAAAGAAATGTTTAGTCAACAATTAGAAAAATTAAAAATAACTGAAGAAAAATAATATTATGGAAAACTTAGAAAAATTAGATGTATCGGTAATTCTACCAATTGATTCGGCAAATAATATCATGTTCGAAGATTTATTCAACAGAGCAATTACATCGATTCAAACACAAACCAAACCTATTAATGAATTAGTAATTGTTCATTCAGGTGAAGAGTTATTAAAAAATAAATTAGATAATTACGACTTTAGTGGTCTAACAGTTACTATGGTAGAAAATCAAAATGAATTTGATTTTTGTTCTCAAGTAAATATTGGTGTAAAACATGCCAAAAGTACTTGGATTTCTATTTTAGAATTTGATGATGAATATTCTACAATTTGGTTTAAAAATTTTGATAGATATAGTAAATCATATTCTGAAGTTGATGCATTTTTACCTATTGTTGTTGATACTGACGAAAAAGGAGTTTTTGTTGGGTTTACTAATGAAGCCACATTCGCAGTAAGTATGAACTCAGAAATTGGTTACTTAAATAATGATACACTTTTAAATTATCAAAATTTTCAATCAAGTGGAATTGTTATTAAAAAGTCAGTTTATGAAGAAAACGGCGGGCTTAAATCAAGTATGAAATTAACTTTTGTATATGAGTTCTTATTAAGATTAACTTACAATTCTGTTAAAATTATGACAATTCCAAGAATTGGTTATAAACACATGAATTTAAGACCAGGTTCTATATTTTGGAATTATAAAAATGGGGAAAGTAAGATTACAGATGATGAGGTTTCTTTTTGGATTGAATCAGCAAAAAAAGAACATTTTTTTACAACTGATAGGAACATAAAATACGAACCACAAAATGTATAATGTTTTTAGAGGAGTCAAACCCTGAACATTTAGACGAAAAGAAAAAGACAGAAAAAAAAAGTAAAAATTATTTTGATGTGAGAGAGGAAGAGGCGGTGAAAGATTATATCACCGCCGAAACTCAAATAGAAAAAGAAGAGATTTATAATAAATTTCTTAAAGAACCGTTAGATAAGATGATTGAATCAATCATAAGACGCTACAAACTTTATAGAAAAGATATGGAGTATCGAGATTTACATACTGATACACATTCTTTTTTAATGACAAAGGTTGATAAATTTAAACCAGCCAAAAACAAAAAAGCATATTCTTATTTTGGTACGATTTGTAAGAACTATTTGATGGGTCAAATACAAAAAGACCAAAAAGAAACAAATAGAAAAGTGTCTTATGAAGATATTTCACAAGCATTGGAGAACAGACCTGACATGGTTTATTATTTAGAGTTTGAAAAAATTGATGCTGAAAAAATAATAGATATATTTTTAAAAGACTTAAAAGACCACGTTAAAACTACATCAATGGCAGATGGAGAATTTAAACTTGGAAATGCCTTGATTGAGTTATTTGAAAATTATGGTAATATTTTTATTGGAAATGACAACAATAAGTTTAATAAAAATATAGTTTTACTTTCACTTCGAGAAATGACAAATTTATCAACAAAAGAAATAAGAACATATCTAAAAAAATATAAAATTCTTTATTTGAATACTATTAGAAGAATAAATAATAATTAAAATTTATCTATTTATTGAGTATGGATAGAAAGAGAAAAAAAGAAATCGCGTTAAACAAAGATTCAGTATTAGGTTTAATGCAAGAGATATACAACGAATTAGTTGAACAAAGGTCAACGGCCATTAGGATTCAAAATAAAATGTTAGCTCTTCTTAAAGATGCTGAAGATATGACTGTTATTGGTCCTGTTATAAAAGAACAACAAAAAATCATCAACGACACTATTGAAAAAAAGTTGAGTCTTTCTAAACTTCAATCTACAATTTGGGAAAAATCTAACAGTTCTAAAGAAGAAAATTTTTCATTGTCTGATATGGATGAAACAGTTCTTCAAAGTTTAATTCAAAAAGACATTAGTCAAAATAACGACAATAATTTTACACTTGAAAAATAATGGCAAATTTAGACATCAATCAAGGGTATTCACAAGCTAAAAGTAAAATTAGTGCTTACCAAACTGTAAAACAAAGTAAGGAAGACGACAAAAAACAACAAAAAGAAAAAACAAAGGCTAGTACTGATAAGAAAAAAAGCGAAGTTCAAAAATCAATCAATGATTTAAAAAAAGGTGGTCAAGACAAAAAAAATCAAATAAAAAATGAAATAAAAAGTCAGTTAGAACAACTTTTAGAGTTATTCAAAGCAACTCTACCAAGTGGTGGTGGGTCATCTTTAAAACTTTTAACTAACGTTTTTTTACAAGCGGCAACAAACACAAAATCAAAAATACAAGAAACATTAGTAAGTGAAATAGTTTCAACAATTGGTTGTTCTGAAGAACAATCATATGGTAGTGTCGCTAACCAACCAATTTATATAAAAGTTAATCAAGTGGATTTATTTAAAATATTAAAAAATTCACCTGATGACGAAAATTTCAAATATCAATACGAAAAAAATACAACAAATAATGGTTCATTCCCATATGCAATGAATCAACAACTTTATAAAAGATTACAAAACCCATCACAATCCTTTTTGCAAGATAATACGGGAGGTAATGGTCAAACATATCAAGGAGCATCACAGTCCCAAATTTTTGATATACAATACGTACAAAATTATTTAGGTCCAAACAACTTACAAGTTACTGGTGATTTTTTCAAAGTAACCTTAAATAATCAAGCTAATAATAGAACGTCAGTTACTGATTTTTTACAAGATTATTATAGTAGTATAGACATTATGCCTTTTGATAATTTATCAGTAAACTTAAAAAATTTACTTACAGGTTCTTTTGATTTTTCTGCCGGTTTAAGTAGTGATGAATTAAAAGAGCAGAGCAAATTTATGACTGTTTTAAAAAGAATCATGGGAATTTGCGAAGACCCGAACAAAAAAATTGATGTCGCGGGGACATCAAAACTTAGTGACGTTGATGAAATAGATGATTCTTTTTTTGATGTTACAAACCAAGAATTATTGGTTATTGAGCAAGAAGTTAATAATACCATTGATGGGGTCGTTGAATTTGAAGGTTGTGAAGGAATTAAATTACCAATAGACGTTTTAGCGGATAGGAAATCTCAAGATGAAATTATTAATGAAAATTCAAACAATTCTAAAATAGAAAAATTTGAAAAATCATTAGAAGATATTGCAAATGACCCGAAATGGAAATCTTTGATTCCTGGTCTTGGTTTAGATTTAAACTTATTAGCTTCACTTCAAAGTAATATTATTTTAGGTCTTCCAAGGATGATTTTAAAAACAATATTATCACCTAAAGTTATGTTAGGTTTTTTAATAATGGTTAAAGCGATAAAAAATGAAATATCAGAAAAATTAGACGACTTGTTTGATGATTTAACAAACTTCATGAAAACTTTCAAAAAGTTTATTTTGAATTTTATGAAAAAAATTACATCTATTTTTGTTGAAGAATTGTTTAAGATTCTAAAAAAACAAATTAAAGTTTTGGTCGAAACAATTTTATTGGAGGTCGTTAAGGAAGCAAAAAATAAACAAATTCGTATGTATGCATCGATAGTGTATATTTTATTAGTTGTTGGTCAGGCGGTTGTGGATTTTAGAAATTGTAAAAGTGTTATAGACGAAATATTGAAACTTTTAAATTTAGGTCTTTCACAATTAAGTTTAGGGTTGCCTCAGTTTATATTGGCAGGGTCATCACTACTAGGTGGGGTTTCTGATACAAGAGCATTTTCAAATGTAATTGAAAACCTTCAAAAACAAGGATTACCCACAGGAGCCGCACCCGATGGTGGACCTAACCTTATGAATATGTCCATGATGTCAATGGTCAAGGGTATGAATCAAGAACAAGCTGAAAACGGAAAAACGGAAGTTTTTATTCCACCATTGACTATAACCCCAGCCGGCATTACATTACCATCAAAAGGATTTGGAAAATCATACTAAAATATCACCCGAAAAAGTTTTGGAAGTTTTATCTGAGTATAAAAAAAGACCCAATAAAGAATTAATTGAGGTTTTGGGGTTCTTATATCAAGATTTTGAAAAAACAAAGGATTTAATACTCAAATTAACTCATCATTTGGACACAACTGAAGATAGTTATAACAAAATTTTAGAAGAAATAAACAAAAGAACAAATAATATATAATGCCTGAAAACCAACCTTTAGAGGATAGTCAGATAATATTTTTTGGTGTCTGTGTTGACAATCAAGACCCATTAATGCTTGGAAGAATACGATGTAAGCCCATACAAGAAAATATTCAAGCAATGGAAAGGGCAAAACAAGGGTTTGACGAAAATAGTAAAAGTACTTTGAATGGTCCTTGGGGTGAAAAAGACCCTTTTATATTTTTACCTTTTTTACCTTATTTTGTTAATCAAGTTCCAAAAGTAGATGAGGCAGTTATGATTATTTACTTTAATAATAAACTAACTAAAGGTAAAAATAGATTTTATATTCTTGCACCATACTCATCACCAACAACAATTTTTAAAGAAGACTATAGGTCTTTTAGAACCCATACAGATATGGGTAATTCTAATTCAAGAGTAAATTTACCAAATATTAAAGACCCGTACTCTAAAACATACCCGAATAATAATAATACCGGAGTATTTCCTGAACCTGAAGATATATCAATTAATGGAAGAGGAACTTCCGATATGATAATAAAAAATAATGATTTATTATTAAGAGCAGGAAAACACAAACCATTTAAAACAGGTGAAATACCAGATTATGATGATAATAGAGCCTTTGTTCAATTATCAAAATTTACAAGTAAATTAAAATATGGTACACCCAAGTCTTATATTAGATTACAAAGAAATGAACAACAAATAAAATATCTTTTAGAGTATGATGTTTATAACCCTGAAAGTGCTCCACAAGTTTTTCAAGGGGATGTTACAATCTATCAACTACCTGATAGAGAATCTAAGGCGACAAAAACAAACCAATTTGAGTGGGACACTGAAATAACAGGAACAACTTTATCTAAAGTAAGAATAATAAAAATTGATTCACCATTGGGTATTGATGATTTTGCAAAGTTTGTTTCAGACCAAGTTGTTGCACTAAAAGATAATCCAAGTATTTTAATATCAAATATACCAACTAACGCTAATGTGGGTTCAAATAATAATTCAAGTAACGAACTACAATTTCCTTTTTATTATAGACCCTCAAAAAGAATTAGAAATATCATAAAATCACTACCCGACCAAAATAACATAACCGATTTTACAAATATGAATCAGTTATTATCAAAAGTATTAATAACTACAACAGATATTAGTCCTGGTTATGGTTTGGTATTAGACAGAAAGGTTAGTCCTGAATTACCATTTTTACCATCAAGAGAAGTTTTTACACCAATTGATACTGAAGAAATAGATAATACTGTTGGGTTGATTGGGGCGTCTCAGTTATATTTACTTTCACATGATTCAGAAAATTCACAAGGTAAAATTACTTTATCAGGTTCTGTTGGAGGGATTAGTCCTGAACAAGTTTTTGATGAAATAGAACCTAAAACATCATCAATGGTTAGAGGAGAAGAATTGTTGGAACTTTTGGAATCAATTGTTGGGTTTTTAGTTAGTCACGTACATCCGTACCCGTTATTACCACCATCTGGAGTTTCTTATGATGGTACAAGTATAGACGAATTGACCAAAAAAATGTTAGAAGCATATCAAAAAGTTTTAAACAGTAATATTCGGATTAACTAACTATTTATATATAAAATAGTTTAATGTCAATTTACAGGTCATATTTCGATAAAAGTAATACTCTAATACAAAATAGTTACACCAACACAGGTAGAAACCCTATTGTTGAGTTGTTCTACGGTCGTGTTGATAATTTTAATGCGCCAATAGGGTTTAGTAGATATATTTTTGACTTAGATTTAACAGATTTACAGTCAAGAATTTCAGATAAAATTATCACTTCAGGATGTGGAACAAACTTTACCCACACTTTAAGAATGACAAATACGTCATATTTTGATGAAAATCTTTTAAATTCAACAACATCACAAGGAAGAAGAAGAGCAACATCTTTTGACTTAGTTCTATTTAGAATACCAAAAACTTTAGGAAACTCAGGTGTTCCTCAAAATTGGGACAGTGGTGTTGGATATGATTACTATGATTATCAAGTAACAAACTTAAATGATAGGTCATATTCGCAAAGAGCGTCCAATTGGTTCGAAACAACAACGGTAAGTGGTTGGAGTGTTAATGGTATATATGATAATACCAACTCAAAAATTGGTTCATTATCGGGATTAAATTATTCGGCATTAACAATCGTAGCAACACAACATTTTGAATTTGGTAATGAAGATATTGAATTTAACATGACAAATGAAATAAATAACATTTTAAATGGTACATTAACAGGTGTCACAGGATGGGGAATTGCATTTTATCCTAATGTTGAAAATATTAGTGGTTTAACTGAAAATTATTCAGTAGGGTTTTTCTCCCCTCACACTCAAACTTTTTATGAACCGTTTTTAGAAACTAATTATAACGATTTAATTATTGATGATAGAAACAAATTTTATTCAGGTAATAATAATGAATTGTATTTGTATGTGTATGAAAACGGAAATGCTGTTAATTTAGATAATTTACCAACGGTTGATATATTTGACTTGAATGGTGTTGCAGTACCAGGGTTTACGGGATTATCTACTTGCCAAGTAACTAAAGGAGTTTACAAGTGTTCGGTAAACAATCTAACAGCATCGACAATACCTTGTTTATATTATGATGTTTGGAAGGGATTGTCAGTAAGTTCTACGTCAATTTCTAACGTGACTTTAGAATTTGCATTATTGGCTAAAAATGGAAACTTCCAAATAGGTTCTGTTACTCAACAACCAAAAATTTATGGTTTCGAATTTAATGGGATTAGACAAAACGAAAAAGTATTAAATACTGATATAAGAAAAGTCAACGTAATTATAAAACAAGCGTATTCAACAAACACACCACTAACAACAGTAGAGGCATATTATAGAATTTATGTAAGAGAAGGTGCAAGTACTGAGGTTCAAGTACAAGATTGGACAAGAGTCAATGAAGTTCCTGATGGGTTTTATTTTATTTTTGACACCACAGATAAAATACCAAATGAATATTTTGTTGATATTAAAGTTGTAAGTGATAGAAATGTTGATACTTATAAAAGAGAATTACAGTTTCAA